CGGCGTTCGCCGAAAACAAGGCCGACGGTCCGTCGGACCGCCTTAGGGAGTCGGTGCATAGCACCCACGAATCGTTCCTTGAACGATTAAAGTAGGCGTCTTTGGACGCCTCCTACTCCACTTTCGTTATATCACCTCTTTGTAAATGTCGCAATAACATACCAATGTATATTACGAAATGACCGATTCGAGTTTTTGTCAGCAGCGTTTATTGGCGCAATTGAATAATGTCCCATTGACTCGATTTATACCAGCCAATCCATATTTGACAAATACCTACACAAAACAACAGTTGGATATGAGGCGAAAAGTCGAAATACTAAAATACAGTGCAAATAAATCCTCCACACAGACGAATAATTTGACGAAAAACGAGAGGTTTGCTTTATTGGTAAAAGGCGGGCTGTCAAGGAGACAAGCAAATATTCAAACAAACGCAGTCAATTGCGATGAGGCAGACAAACGAATACTTACCCCGACCACTTCTTCGAATGTACCCGGACCAGTCACTTATTTATATGAAGACCCCGCCGTTCCTCTCTACAACTATTCCGATTATAATGTTCGCACATACCCCTCCTATGTTCCAAATAATACGGATCCTTGGCAGTTTGTAGCGAACTCAAACACACTTGTTTATAACAACTTGGCGAGAAGCAGCAATGTATATTATCTGATAATCAAGAACTCGATTAATCAACCGAAATATAATTTTACTATTGTGACGCCGATAGGACTTACTATGGCTGGAAGTATTCCACCCGCATATGTTCCTCCAACCGGGTTTACAGGAGAAATCAATATTGTATTCGAATCCGTTCAATTAATGACATATTACAATGGAAATTTGGCAAAAACTATAACTTTGCAGAGTTCTGATTTGTCTATGTGCAATATTACATTAAATGTTCCAACTTCTAACACAACCTCCTCTCCATTACCATTTAGCGCAACTGTGTTTTTGGGAAATCTGGTATTCAAAGATATTTTGCTTTATACTGCACCAACATATGTCTATACATTTGAATTAAATGCAAGTATTACAATCGATCAGTCGAGCCTATTTAAGAATGTTGCTTTGATTGCGAATATGACGAGGGATGTTGGGAATGTAGTTTCGGGATGTACTGTGTTAAATGTGCCTGCGGCATTTAATACAGGCGGCGCATCCATCAGTGGCGAATAAGTTCTATTTTTGCGGCGGTTTCAAGCATTCGGATTGATTCGCAAATATTTGTCCGGACATACATTTATCGTGTTCGGTTATTTCTACGCAACCTCTCGTCCCGGAAAAGTCGCCGGCATAACACCAACCAGCTTTCGATTTTTGCGTACCAATTGGCGTTACAGTCGGTTCAGATGATTGCACTGGCTGCGGATTAATAGAGGGTCCTTTCGCGCTCGAAACGCCGATTATTTCCGTCAAACTAATTTGCTTGGAAGCATCTATTCCTCCAGAATGGTTAGTTGAACTGATCAATAAATCGCCAATAGAATGCGTTGTGCCCTTTGCAATATCGATTCCAGTATTCGCGGTGTTTGCTACTAAATCGGCGCTACCTTTTATGATATTTCCAGTGGTGAATCCTAGAGATGAGAGGACACCTTTTACGATTGGACTGAGAGGGTCAGTGATATCGGAAATGATTGCACCCGTTAATGTTAGAATGTTGATTCCTATTAACGATAGAATCACCAATATAAGCAACACAATGATAATTGCGTTTTTGTTGCTAAATAGACCGGTGATTGAGTCGAATGCAGATGTATTTTGAGAGGACGATTCGACGGATTCCGAATATTGTGAAGATGTATTTGCGGTATCGGTGAAAGATGACATTACTATGGTTAATTGACAACAGAATTATAATATAATATCATATTTTCATCGACAGTGAAGCCCCCTTCGTAGTATTAAGCGTTATTTTTTGTTTTAGAATAGTAAATGAGTGTCTTCGGATTTATTGAAAATTTCTTTTTTATTAGTTTAGCACTAGTATTTGTGCTGGTTCTTCTTCTCGTATATCATTTTAAAACAAGAATAACCGTTGCAGAAAAAAAGAGTGAATCAATGTACGGATTATTGACCGCGGTTGTGAAAGAAATCAAAATATTGAGAGGCATGTTTGGTTTAGGAGGAACGCCTTCTCCTTCCGTTACCAATCCACCGTCCGATAATTTCGAGAATAAGTCAAAAACAACACCGGAAGTCGATGTTCCTGTATTGACCCCCCCAACCACACAAAATAATCAAATTTCTAAGCAGGAATCAGTTGTTTCTGTTTCTGTTTCTGACTCTGCAAACAAGGACGCGGCGGACATTAAAGAGGCAGAGGTTATTCGACTCGATTTTTCTGCGGCAGACAATTTCCCCCACGAAACAGATGCGTATAGCGCATCCGGTCGTATTGTTGTATCGGACGATGATGATAACGACGAGTCGAGTATTTCAGAGGAAGACGATTCGGAGTCGGAGTCAGATTCGGGATTTGAATCAGAATCGGATTCGGAGTCTGATTCTGAACGCAAAGCGCAAGTACAAGTACAAGTATTTGAAATCGATGTGCCCGCTTCGCATTTAGAACACGAAATAACACTGACCGAGGTCGATGTCGAGACAGTTTGCCTAGAGGAATCGGACATTGGTATTTCGGTATTACCCGAACAAAACAAACCAGAAGAAGACGAATTGCCACAAAATAATGATGTTGTTGAAATTAAAAATTTAGTGGAAAACATAGTCGAATCAGTTGATTTGCAGCAACAACCACCACAAACACCGACTGTTGCGACAACTATTCACTCTATTGAACAACTCCGAAAAATGAATATTAACCAGTTGAAGACAATTGCATTGCAACTAGGAATCACCGTCGATATTAGCAAAATGAAAAAACCGGAATTGATTTCGTTGATTCGCGAAAGAGATGAATAATTAGTAATAATAGCTGTGTAAAATATAAGAACTGGAAATGTTTGCGCCCTTAAATGAAATTGATTTAGATGGATTATCCGCACAAAAAATTGCGGTCGTTCATCCTATATTACAAGACCTTCATCCAGCCGCGAGAGGATATGCAGCAAACAATGTATATCCTGGATTCCCACCATTGATGAGTGACGGACGAGCACTGATTGCCTCTTGGCAACCAGAAGCGGTCGAAAATAATCGTATTCTTAAATCGAGTGGAGTACAGTCGAATTGGGAATATCGCAAATATTTGACACATAATGCGCAGTCTATTATTCAACAGAATTTTGCAGAGGCCGCAAATGATTGCGGGTATTCAGATTTAGGTGTGAAGAGAGGACATACTTCCGGATATTTACCCATTTTTGCGGGATTACCGAAATCGTATTCTACTCCTGCATCTTACAATTCATTCATTGAACCGGAAAAACCTTACGGCAAATTTGACAGTGATTTAAAGGCGAATTATTTATCTCGCGAGCAATTAGCCGCGCGAACAGTAACGCCGGTTATCAGTCAAGCGGATTTGCTAGCGTGGCAAAAAACGCGTTAAACGAATAAACATTGATTTATTGTGATACTGTAAAAATGGCAACGCCCAACATAAAACGATTCACATTTGGTGAAAATAGTTTGTATTATGATTTCAAAGTTCATACTTATGTGCGACCTGGAAGCACAACAATTAGTACTATTATGTTGGTTGGGACGAACGTGGTCATTCCATCTGCGAATTTGGTTCCTTATATTCCAGAATTGGTTGATTTTCTGGCGACTTTATGCATTGAACACAATGCCAGTTATGACAGTTTTCATAATGACATCGAACCATATGCGGATGAAATTGCCGATGCTGTAAACGAAGAAGTCCGAAGACGGAGAGAACAATAAATAACTCGCTTGTAATTCAACTACGTTAGCTCGTTCCTCGCTAACTCCGTGAATAACCTAATTCAACTACGTTAGCTCGTTCCTCGCTAACTCCGTGAATAACCTAATTCAACTACGTTAGCTATCACTTCGTTATGACCTTGCTAACTGTGTATCTATAACCTAAATATTTTTTGAACCAATAAGATAAATAGAATATTGCATATCATTCTATTTATCCGCCGACGATTTATCAACCTATGCGTCTAGTCAGTTTTGATGTGGGAATCAAGAATCTCGCGTATTGCGTCTTCTCATTCTCTGGAGAATCATCCAATTCCTACGCTTTCACTTCCGTTATGTCTTCGCATTCGCTGCGCTTAAGGAATTGCCCATTCTCCCACGAAACCAACGGGAAAAAACAATGGTCGATTTCTGAATGGGTTTGTGCTAATTTACTCGCATTCGATTCATCTGGGATACCGAATACACCTTGCAGCCATTTGATAAAGGGGAAAACAAAAACGACACCCGATCATCCTTGTGGCAAAAAATCGAAATGGGTTGTGCCTGATAATGGTGGCGCTTCATACTGCGAACTTCACGCAAAAATGCATACCGAGTGGATTATTCCTACGAAACGCCATACCATCGCTCATATAAACAAATTGAAACTCGCGGAATTGGAGAAGGAATATTCTGCTGTTTTTGGTGCATCTGGGGCGGCAATTCCTCTCAAAAAAATGAAAAAATCGGAATTGGTCGAGAAGATAACGAAATATTATGAATCGAAATGTTTCCAGAGCACCGCTGGACCAAAGGCGAAGACGGCGGGAGAAATAGATTTAGTGACAATTGGACGAGCTATTCGGCGACAATTGGACGGCGACCCTTCGATGGAAGGCGCGACACACGTTATTATTGAAAATCAAATATCAACGATTGCAGCTAGAATGAAAACGATTCAGGGTATGATTGCACAGTATTTTATTATGCGGTTTGGAGAGGGGGTTCATATTGAATTTGTATCCTCTCATAACAAACTCAAGGGCTTCTCTGAAGCGATAGCGACCAAAGAAGCGATAGCAACCAAGGAAGTGATAGCGACCAAAGAAGCCACTTCAGCGTCTGCTTTGGATGCGTCTTCGGCGGATGTAACAGACGCAAAAAAAACGAAATCCACTTACAAGGCAAATAAATCCGACGGAATCACCATTTGCCGTCTTTTTTTCGAATCGAATCCAGAGGAAATGGGAAAATGGTTGCCGATATTTGACAAGTCGCCTAAACGCGACGATTTAGCGGATTGTTTTTTGCAAGGAATATCGTATTTGCAGTCCAACAAAATAATATATTATGCGGTAAGACTTAAACATAAATATTGTGTTTGTATCATAAACAATGGAGATAATTGATATTGGTTTAGGCGATTTAGACCCAACTCCTATTAAGTTGAGTTTGAGAGACGACGATAACGATGTCTCATTCGAACCAAAATCCGTTAATTTTGGCGGAGGAATCGAAATGTTTATGAACGACGAGCAACGCAGCAGTGGAAAACAGGTGAATGTCGATTTTTCCGATTTAGATAAATTGGAGTCGCAATTAAATAATTTATCATCTTCCAATAAACCCGCCGCCTCCGATTCTCTTTTCGGCGAAACGACGAAATCCATTACCGGTATGGCGTCGAATTTGTTCGGGTTTGGGTCTTCTTCTTTGGAACAACCGAAATCGTCTGCTTCTGCCAGTGGTGGATATGAACCGACCGATTCGAAATTGGGACAATCCACCACGAGTAGTTTAGGAAACACGAAAACTTGGGATGGATTCACTAAGGTAGGCGATATTCCACCCAACAATGCAACCTCTCGAAATTCAAGCACAAACAATATGTCGGACCGCGAGAAACGAAGAAAGAAGCGTGAAATGATAAAGAAGCTGGAAGAATGGTACGAATCCGGCCAATTAAAACAGCGCCCAAGTGCATTTACAATGGATTCGCCCTATGAAGAAATAGAGGACGAATACGAAGGCGCATTGGAAGACAAGAGGAAGAAGGACAGTGTTAAATTGCAGGGTTGGTGGTTTATTACCTTGGTCAATTCACTTGAATATGCGAATGCCGCATTTGACCCGTTTGGTGTAAGTTTAGACGGATGGGGCGAGAAAGTATCCGAAGATTTGCCGGAATATGAAGAGATTTTTTCGGAATTACACGACAAATACAAGGGTGGTAAATTGGCACCAGAAGTATCTTTATTGATGCGTCTAGGATTTAGTGCAGCGGTTGTCGGATTTTCAAACAAAGCGCTTTCTTCGGCCGCTCCCGCATTCGGCGATGTGATTCGACAAAGTCCAGAATTAATGCGAACATTTAATGATGCGACAGTGAAGGCGCTCAGCCAACAGAGTCCCGGATTTGCATTTGCATCGAATCTAATGAAACCCGCACAAGATGATGTCAGTACTTCATTCGGACCTCCTCCCAAACCAATTGAGACGAAAACGCAACCTCCACCAGTACGACCCGGTGCGATGCAATTTACTCAGGAACCTGGACGCAATTATGCAAACCGTCCCGATATTGCGATGGGGAGAGGCGCGATGTTCAAAGAGAGCGGAGTCGATGTGGGCAATGGATATTCGGAAGTGAAAAACAATATGCAGCAACAACGACGCCCTGAAATGAGAGGACCGCAAAATGATGTGGATGATATTTTGTCTGGCCTAAAAATGAAAACGGTCAATATCCACGAACAATCACAGCCAAGTAATGGCGGGGTCCGTGTGGAAGATGAATCAATGGTAAGTATTTCGTCTTTGCGTGATATGGCGAATATGGGTGTTCCGAAGCGAACCAATCGCCGCAAAAACAATTCAGAGAAAAACACGATTTCTTTGGGAGATATTTAGTGCGTTATATTTTTACTCATTCATTCGAATATTATGAATGAGTAAAAGACGGAATTCAACTAAGTTTGTTCCTATTGCTTGCGCGTCACAAACTCCGTCACTCCGTATCTATAATCTAAACTTCGACGCAAATACTAAGCAAATATATATTGCAGTAATTGAACTTGCCTTACCTAATTATGTTTGAATCGAATGACGAGTTTCACGATATGAAAGTGTATATCCGAAAAGATGTAAAGAGTTATTCTGATTTTGAAAATGAATTGCAGCAAAAACATTCTCCAAGTGTAAAAAATACACATATTTCGCTACATTTTCCAACGAAACTTCCTCTGGAGAATCATCCAATCACTACGCTCATTTTTCGCTCAGGAAGTCGAGAAGACCTAGTAGAGAAACCTGCGTCAAGACATGCGTCCTTGCGAATATTAAACACCGACGACCCCGATGTGCTGTTTCTAAAAAATCCCGATTCAATAGAAGACCAACCCGACGACATTTTCCACGCCGATTATTCAAATGAGTTATCCCTATCCGCCGAAGAATGGAATATAGACGATGATATGTTTTCGTCCAAGAAATTCCCCGATAATACCATTGTATTATTTGGTTCTTCTGCTAAAAAAGTACATTATTCAATCACGCGATTCATCAATAATTTATTCGAAAACCCCGATGGTCGAATGACGAATTTTCAGAGAGTCACCATTATACTTTTTACCGGATTTGAAGCATACCGAACTATCATAAGCAGCTTTTTAACGGTATTTGTTCCACAGAATTGCAGAGGGTTCTCCTGTACTATTCTGCAGAATATCATTCCAAAAGATAAATTGGAACTTGCCGCCATATCGGTGAACAGTTTTATGGCAATCTATTTTTGCACCTTGTTTTCAATCGAACGCGTTCGTGAAACGACCATAAAACGGTTATTGATATCGGACAAAACATTCTCCACCGACAAAGAGTTCTTAATAAAGATGCTTTCAGAAATGGAACCGCGTCATCAACGCAGAATTCTTCGACTCAACCGCATTTATAGAGCATTCGCACAATTTCTGCTGTTACTATTTTTCGTCAACGCCGGAATCAGTTGCATTGTTATCCGAAAAAATTACCTGAATAACACGACCGTCATCGTGTTTATCACAAATACATTTTTTATGATAAACCGGATCTATAAAGCACTCAAAATAACCTCGTCGGGGGAATATAATATTTATTCTGCGTATCGGTCGGAGAGTTTGCTGTATAACCGGTACAGAGGCAAAATAACGGAAACCAATATACCATAAGGCGACCCAGATCACGCCCCTCCCCCAAAATGTAAAAAATTGAACGACTTTTTATTCCAAATGGAAGGAAGGCATTTACACCTTTTCTCATTTAAAACGCCCATTTTCACAAGTTATGAAATGAAATCGCTTATAAATAATTCTTCTTGATTTTTCGTGTATTGTTTTTCTTGGATACATATTTTTCTGGTCTTTCGTAAGCACCCTTAATTATGTTCCTGTATTTTTTCTTTGGAATATTTCGTATTGTTTTAGTTATATTTTCTTTCAATTCTGCGTGTGTTAATCCATCTAATTTTTGTAATCGTGATTTCAACACGCTAAAATAATTTTCTATGGAATTGGTAAAATGTTGATAAGGAACAGCATATAATAAGTGGTTGTCTTTGTTTATTACATCTTTTACCTTTGGATTTCTATGACTACTCGTATTATCTAAAATTATTAATTTATTCTTGAATTTATTTGTTATATTTGCTTCTAAAAACTCTACCATTCTATCAGCATTTATTCCACTTTTTTCATATAAATCCCAACCAACAACCCCATTTACCGAAATAGCAAATATTCCAGTATATTTTTTGAATACTTCTTGTGATTGTGTTTTTATTACGCATCGTTTCCCTTTTTCACTATAACAATGGTTTCTTTTTTGTAATGATTTTACAGAGGTTTCATCTATACAAATAATATCCTCTAATTTGTATTTTTTCACTTCATCATAAAATTCTTTTATACTTTTATTTATATCAATATCCTTCCCAAAACGCTTTACTGGTTCGTGTCTTATTCTCGTCATTTTCAAAGTAATATTATTGTCGTGAATAATACGACTTATATGTGATTTATTCAAATCCAAATTAGGATATTTATTTTTAAGTAAATATAATAAATCTTCAATCTTGATCGTTTTGTTTTTCTTGATTTCTTGTAATAAAAAATATACATGTTCTTTATGCACTTTATATGCTTTTGGCGTTCTTTCATAACCAGTAATTTTCCCATCTTTTTTGTATTTTTGAACCCAACGCATCAAACTTCGTCTGGAACATTTGAATATTTTACATACTTCTTCTTGTGATTTATCCTCCACTAAATAATATTGCACTGCGGTTTCTTTATAATCACTACTCTTTTGATGAGGCATATTGTATGTATAATAATATATTTAAAGATAAATATTAATATAAATATATTATGAATTTTGAAAATGAAATTGTATATGTTAAAAATAAAGAATATGTTTATGTTGAAACAATCAACGTTGATAATGATAATGTATTAGATTTATCTATATTTGAAATAGAAGAATGGACGCATTTAACAAAAATTAGTAAAGTATTTGAAGATGCGGTAGTTAATTTAGATGTAGAAATATCGTTAAGACCTTATATAAATGTTAGCAAAGATATAAAAAAAGGTGCATATTATTTATATTACTCTCCATTCTGTAACTGGAAAGGTTTTAATGATTTAGAATATGAAATGCTAGAAATAAATAATATTTATAAAGTTGTATTTGATTTAGTTAGAGAAGATAAAAAAAGAACTATAAATAAATTTAGAAGATGGATTATAGACAATTATACAAATATTCAAATGCATTATGAAAATTTATTAGATAATAAAATAAATTTATTTATTCCGTTCAGTTAACCCTTTCAGGACCGCAATATAAATTGTATATGTAGGAAACTACTGACAAAATTGTCAGTCTCCCATCGTTTTGGTCCGGAGAGGGTTAATATACAATTATTTAATGAAAATATTTAAATTAATTAATGTTTTGTATCCATATGTAATTTAAATAATCCTTTTGAAAAATTACCAAAATCACACGCTTCGCAGTAATATTTAAACTCTTTTTTTCTCTCTTCTTTATTTGAGTGATTATTTAAATAATGAAGTTTCATATTTGTTGAACTTGTAGTGTTATAACTACATAATTTACATTGTGGTTCTAATTTTTTATCCTTACGAGGTTTTCTTTTTCCATTATTTTTATGTTTTTCACATTCCAAATGTTGCTTCCAGTGTGCTTGATATAAACACTTATAATTACACACTTCACAATGGTATTTCATTTCAGTTTCATTAGAAGTTTCCATTTTCACTATAATTAATATTATATTTTATATTTAAATTATTTGCGTTAAAATAACTTAAATAAAAGTAGTTTAATACTATATAAAATGAAAGTTAAGAAAAAGAAAAAGGAGGATTTCAAAGAGTTTAGGAATAATGAAAAATCTGCCTATAAAACTTTCAAAATACCATTAAAAACTATTTTGTTAAATCGTGATACAACACAACCAGTTATAAATCATTTGGTTTTTGAAATGAACGATTTGGTTATTCATACTTACCAATTTATTCGTTTGTATGTTTTGCACCAATGCACAAATAATAATCCGTTGCCTGAATTAGACGATACATTCATTTTATATTGCATCAAAACATTAGGAACAAGAGATAATAGGGGAAAGAAAGGAAAAGATACAGAACTTTTAGAAACATTAGAGCAATTCTATAAAACCGAATATCAACCTTTACTGAACCATGTAAAAACCAATTTGAAAAACACTACTTTTTTATTACCTTATTTAGCAACCCAAATACATACTTCTTTATCCAATAATATTCAAGAGCATTTTATTCAACACTTTTTACGATTTATAAATAAAACCACAAATGAAATTACAGAAGATAAAGCAACCTTATTTCAATTCAAAAAGAACCTTATGGAATTAAGTGAAACAAATGAAATGTTTTCAAAGTGGAAAGAAACGCATTTACATAACATATTACCTACTGAAATCAAAAAGTCAATTCATTATGATGTGAAAGTCAAACCATTTGATTATTTGAAAGGGATGTTGTATATGAACTCTGTGTTAGAAAAACAAGAAAATAAATTATTTCAACCATTACCATTACGAAACAATATTATTCCAAAACATATTATTATTGATACAGCAAGTTTGATAAATCTATTTTGTCCTGAAAAAGACAAAGATGGTAATAAAGTGAGAAAGGGTGAATTATTAAGTAATGTAAAAAACAATCAAAACGAAGTATGGTGCAACTTTTTGGATTTGAAAAATAAAATATTCAAAAATAAGCATTATCAGTTTCATAACCAAATCCAAACTGACGGAATTAGTTGTTGCTTGTTGTTTATTAGAAAAGATTTGAAGGATAAAAAATGGGGAACAAGAGTCCCTGTTTTACAAGAACAAGATTTCTACAATATTGAGGATTTATCAAAAGAACAATTAGACACTTTGAAGGAAAGAAATATTGTTGGTTGTGATCCAGGAAAACGCAGTTTGGTTTATATGATGGATAAAAATGGGAACAAACTACAATACACAGCACCACAAAGAAAACGAGAAAGTAAAGCAAAAACAAACCAAAGGATTTTATTGGAGGAAAGAAAACGAAATGGTATTGTTGATAAAGAAACCATATTATCCTTTCAAAATAGTAAATCAGTTTATTATGAAAAGTTCAAAACATATTTGGTTGAAAAAGATAAACTAAACAAAGAAACCACAGAGTTTTACAAACGAGATACATGGAGAAAAATGAAGTTTCGGCAATATAGTTATGGTAAGAAAAGTATAGATACATTTTTGAATAAAATTAAGGAAACCTTTGGAGAAAATATCCTAATCGGTTATGGAAATTGGAGTAGGTCAACGCAAATGAAACATTTTATGCCTACTATGAATAAAGGATTAAGAAAATTAATTCATAAGAAATATGATACAATCACTATTAACGAATGTAATACAAGTAAAAAGTGTTGCGATTGTAATAAGGATTTGGAATATTACAAGGATAAGGAAGGTAAGAAAGTGTTTCGTCTGTTAATCTGTTCTAACTGCGTGAGTTGCGAAAACAAAAAAATCGTATTTAGAACAAGAGATGCAAACTCTTCAATAAACATAATGAATTTAACTCAAACTTGGATAGAAACCCAAGAACGACCATTATGTTTTCAAATTTCGTCTTTCACATCTTCAAGTAAAAACAAGGAAGATGAAAAAGTAAGACCATCGTAGGTGAAATTCCTACTATTGATTTTACATTTTTTCTTATTTTTTTAGTGTCTATAATGGGCGTTTTAAATGAGAAAAGGTGTAAAATGAGTTCTATCCTTTCCGCTTTCAATATGTATGTCTTTGCTAAGACGCCCAGTGTGGTTCCTGGAGCGCCACGCAAAATCCATTGCGCACCGGCTATCGATTATCCTCGTCCTTTATGTCTATACGACCATTATCATTCAGATGATGATTCTGAGTTGTTAATCGATCTTGCGATGGATGCGGATACCGAGCTTGCGACAGAGGTTCCTCACCAGATTCTTTCCGATGAATCCTCGAACACCTCCCCTAGTGAGTCCGGTGTTCATCCCTATGTGACTATGCACCGCGGCAATCATTATTATTCATATGATTCGGATGATGATGATGTGAGAGGCGAGATGACTTTATCCGAACTTGCAATAGATGTCGAGACTGATGTTCCTCACCCAAATGTGACTGGGGCAATTCCTGAGCGAAGAATGAGCGTAGGAATTGGAAGATTCTCCGGAGAAACGAAGTATGAGTTTCGCACGGAGAATATGCACCGTGGCAACCACTATTCATATGATTCGGATGATGACACGATGTCCGTTCTTACCGTTCCAACCGAGTTTGCATCTGAATCTGAATCTGATTCGGATGATGAATCCCATTACGCCCAGATTCACCCGAACCCGAATGTTACTGTGAGAAGATTCGTCCATCGCATTCCATATGAGGATGAATCATCTGATGATGAACTTCTTCTCTCGGAACTAGAAACCCCATCGGATATTTACGATGGGGTAAATATCATCGAATAATCGGGTCGCCGTATTCAAAAAAGGTAAGAGACAAAAAAACACAAAACTCAAATAAAAATGTACATTATTTTGCTTTATATTATCAAAAAATAATAAAAACCCCGTGTTTTTTACGGGTCTGGCGTGGATTATTGATTTTGATTGTTCGTTGTTGTTGTTGCGGACGGTTGAACCAATTGCGTATAATAACGCAATAAATCCTCCATATTAATTTCAAATTCACTTTCGTAATATCCATTCTCATTGGTTGCAGCGGTATTCACCCCCGACAATATTCCAGATATGAGTTGATTTAACGAACTAGGTTGTTGTGTTTGTGCTTGTGCTTGTGTAGAAGTGCCGGATTGGATTACATTTGTTCTACAGACGGGACATATCGAGTGACTTTGAAACCACTCCATCAACGCAGTTTGACCAAATATATGTCTGCAATTATTTATCTCCAATACATTTTGTCCCGGGTCGAATGCGTCCCAAGTAATGGGACATCGAATCTCATTCATCGATGCATCATATTGTACCAAACGAGTGCAACTTTCGATTTGTTCGCTAGTCAATCCCGCCGTCGTCGCATCCTCCCTCTCCGTCAATTGAGTAGTATATATAAATCCACGACGCAGTGGGGTCGTCAAACGATTGAAAGAATACGGAGGATCCACTACACCGCGTCTTCCAGACGATTCTGGTTCTTCATCTGAGTATGTATCTCTCGGTGTCCTGAGAGGAGGAATCCGACGAATTCTATGAGAATTACCGAATAAAGAACTGTTCGACACTCCCATTTCACTACTAATCAACCACATTGCACGCCGCATATTTTCTTGGTAATCTTCTATCAATTCCGACATTAACCGCAATCGTCGAATTTGTATATCATATTGCTGTCGTCTATGATATGCGGCGGAGTCGGCTCCAATAGAATTGCTGGAAAGGTCCATTACTTGTATTAACGGATAATACAATTAAACAAGTGCGGATGTTTATATACATTTGAGATTACAGATTTTTTTGATTATGTCGTATCCGTGTGGATTAACTAATTTAGGAAATACCTGCTTTTTGAATTCGTGCGTCCAATTATTGAATGCGATTCACGAACTCGCTGATATACCTTCCTCTCTTGCACATACAGACGACCAGAATGTATTTTGCGATTGGCGTGAATTGCGAGATTTTATGAATGATGCGAGAGGCAAAATGCCCAACCCGGTGGTTACCCCCGGAAAATTTGTAAGCACAATACACGATGTTGCAAGAAAAAAAGGACGCGAACTATTCACTGGATGGGCCCAAAATGATTTGCCGGAATTCTTGCTGTTTATGATTGAATGTATGCATAATTCTAGGAAACGGAAAGTCGCCGTAAACATACAAGGCACCATCGAATCGAAAGTGGACGATTTAGCACTGCAATGTTATTCGATGCTGAAAGACAATTATTCGCGCGGCGATTATTCCGAGGTATTCGACCTATTATACGGCGTTTATGTATCGCGCCTATCCTCTCCCGATGGAAACACGGTGCATTCTAACAAACCGGAATCATATTGTCTATTGGATTTGCCGATTCCATTGGCGAATACTCCGATTTCATTGCTGGATTGTTTCGACGAATTCGTTGCCGATGAATTATTGACTGGATGGTTTAACGAGAGGACAAATCAAACCGAACCTGTCCGGAAAAACATTGTGTTTTGGGGTTTTCCTAATATACTGATTATTATTTTGAAACGGTACTCTCCCGACGGACAACGCAAGAATAATGCGCTGGTCGATTTTCCTCTCGACGATTTAGACCTTTCTAAATATGTGGTCGGGTATAAAGCCAGTTCTTACAAATATACATTGATTGGTGTGGCGAACCATATGGGCGGCATTGCGGGAGGACATTACACCGCATTTGTTTCCGTCCCTTCCGATGACGCCAACAAATGGTATTGCTTCAATGACTCTATGGTAAGTGACTGCGATCAAGATATGGTCGTTTCTCCATCTGCATATTGTCTTTTTTATCGGAAAAAATGAGAGGATAATTCAACTACGCGAGCAGATACGCAGTGCTTTGTCGCTCACTCCGTCACTGCGTATCTATAACATACTCTTATCCACAATGGTTTTTAGGAAGAATATAATCAAATATATTATAATTCGATGAGTGATAACACAGAAAGCAATAAAGATTCGACATTTAATACCGATACATTGTATCAAATATTTACCGACTCCAATATTGTCATTATATTGTGGTTTTTAGCGGTTTATTTTATCGTCTATTTACTGCTGAATATTATTAGAGGTAAAGATGGTGTGAGAAGTTCGCTTTCTAGATGGATTGATATTGTTGCATTGATTTGTCTGCTGATTTACCTCGGATTTACCTATTTCGGAAAAACGGAAGAGGAGAAGAAGCAAATCATTGAAGACCTGTATTCCAATTTCAAATCGTATTTAAAATCACCATTGTCCCTAATTTCCATCGCGTTCTTTATATTCACTCTCTACATTGTTATTTACATTTTAGCCATACCGATGGACCCGTTCGGGAAACCGATCACCATAACGATTATTGAAAATACCGCTTGGATAATGTTGATTTTGGTAGCCATTTCCACTTTTTTGCAGTATATAGTGGGCGTTTCTTTCACTTCATTTATGGATGATATAGGAGACTTTTTGAAGGAAAAAGCAGAGTCCGCTTCGGAATCCAAACAGTTTATTCGTTCGGCCGTTACAAAAGGAAATACTATTGCAGGAAATGTGAATGCGGTGGCAGCTATTCCAGTGGAAATGAATGAAGTGTTTAATGTAGGAAACAATATGTTTACCTACGATGACGCGCAATCTGTTTGTGCCTCTTATGGTGCCAGACTCGCGACTTATGATGAAATCGAATCCACATATAATGACGGCGGGGAATGGTGTAACTACGGTTGGTCGGAAGGACAAGCCGCCTATTTCCCTACTCAAAAATCGACCTGGAAAACCCTACAAAAGTCCGAAAGTACGAAAAACTCTTGCGGAAGACCCGGAGTGAATGGAGGATATATCGAAGACCCGAAATTAAGATTCGGTGCAAATTGCTTTGGAAAAAAACCCAAACCGACAAACACGGAATTAACCGCAATATCAGCGGGTGTGAATATCCCGAAAACACAGGAAGATATAATGCTGGAAAAGAAAGTCGAATTCTGGAAAGCGAATCGCGAAAAATTGCTGAAGATCAATAGTTATAATAATAACAAGTGGTCTATGTATTAATTTGTTGAGCGTTCTTTTGGTCATTCTTTGGTCATTCTTTGGTCATTCTTTGTCGAATTATTTGCCTCTCTTCCATTCCTTCCATCGAATGTTTTTCGGTTCCGACCTCTCCACTACTGGACTCGGATTCGCAAGTTCATTTGCCTTATCCAATTTATCCCCCAACCTCACTGCACTATCCACATATAATTCTTTCAATATTTTGCCAACCATAACAGATCCATCATTTTGGTCCAATTTGCCTTGTTCAATCAGTTCCAATACTCGTATCAATTTAATCATAATAACCAAATTCAATTCATCTTTTACCAATTTGTGGAAGAGGTCCATATATAGATTATACATCAGAGGCGCAACTGTTTTGCACAATTCAGTGAATTGGTCCGGGTCGTTTTGTCGCATCTCGACATTTGCGCGTTTCAACTTTTCTATTTCACGCATACTATCCAGCAATAATCCACTGTGTTTTAGGCGACGAATATCCTCTGTGTGATCCACATATTCTTTACTCTGCGCCAACATTTTTTTCAAATTTAACCTCTCTTCCGTATTCATTTTTGGTTAGGGGGTATAATATACGAAATATTTTGCAGTATATGTTTATATGCGTTAGTAGGTATAAAGCATTATTATTTGTCTAGTTTATTAGAATGAGCGAATCTGATAAACCTATCCTCTCGAATTTTATGGCATTTAGTAAAAAAGAGGCCGCGATTCCTGTTGCGAAAGAGGCATCGTATTCCGCACTGAACTCCACTGTCTATGTCTCATTTGTGGTGATGGTGATAGTTGCATTTCTTATTTTAGTGGTTTTCTATCAGAGAGGAGGAGGCGAAGATATGGTGAATAATTGGATGGCGAGTATTCAATTGGATAAATGGTGGTTAAGCACACATTTAAACTCTGCCGGTGAATTAGCGTCCACTTATGTTCCTAAGAACTTTTTGCAACCATCGTCGGAGGATATCGCTGCCTCTCTACAATTGGGTTAGCGAAGACATAATAATAGAAGTGAAATCGTATGGAGAATATAAATAATGCAAACGAATCATATATAAAATAGATGAATATAGTTCCTGAAAGACCATTCAACCTACGAAACTCAAACTTCGTTTCTACTCCGCTCCGCTTGGTGAATCCTCGAACACCTACCGCTACGCTTTCGCTTTCGCGTAAGGCGTTCTTCGCAATATCGGAAATCCTCTCAACATTTACAGAGAGAGGACATAACGAAACTGAAAGCACAGTAAATGGAGGATGGATGCGAAGTTCCGTAGAAAATCTAACAGAGTTTCTTAGGTATAATACGGCATTGAAATGGTTCTTCGAACTAAAATGGTATGTCTCTTTTTCTATATTCATATTTATTGCGTTTGTATTTTTCCAAATAGAGTCATCTATCGAGTCGAATCGTTTGCGACGAAAAAAAGAAGGAATGGCAAACAAACAAGAGGAAGAGAGGATGCAAACAAGCGACATTCAGAAAAAAATGGAACAGATTGTATATCAAATTTATAACTGGTGGATATTACCGTGGTATTATGTCTTGGTTAGGTCATTTGGGGTGGATAGATAATATATTTAATTATGTATATAAAATGGCAAAAATAAATCCATTGTTTATGTTAGTGTTGGGATTGGTCGTTGTACTACTCTTTTTAGTTGTTGCCTCTTGGCAAGATTATTTGCCATATGATAACGAAAAACAAAATTATGCAAACTATGAACCGTTTGGTGATAGTAGTAGTGATAAGATGGAGTCTATGCTAAAGGCGACACCTTCGCCGGCCTCAGCGTCAGCCAGCGAAGCGCTATCAACCTCAGCACCCGCAACAAAACCTCCAGTTTCACCCGCAACAAAACCTTCAGTTTCACCCGCAACAAAACCTTCAGTTTCACCCGCAACAAAACCTCCAGTTTCACCCGCATCTGTTATTCAAAATGTATTGTCGGGTGTAATGCCATCTTCTTCTTCTGCTGAAAACTTTGAGCCTCTCGTCGAACAACCACAAAACGTTCAATACGGACCATTTAGAGATTCCGAAATTATCGATAAATTTAGTCAAGTCACCGCTAACGGTCAAGACGGTGTGGACGGTTGTGTTTCCTCTGGATTGAGCAATGCAGGTGGATACATTTGCTTAACCCCTGAATTGATTCAATTGCTAAAAACCCGTGGAGGTAATGCCACGGGAGGAGAACCATCGCCTAAAAAATAAAGTCGTATGAATAAAAGTTGCTATATATTCACACGACTCCTCTCATCCTTTTCATCCTTTCACCCTTTTCATCCTTTCATTACGCCTTTCAACATATTCCAGTGCAAGTACTCGAATCAATCGGACAATGACTTCCAAACCAGTTCATATACTCCAAAAACAACCTCGGGTCCGTCAAATTGTTTGGATTCGACATTTCACCCAGCAAAGTCGCCGAGTTTTCCGTATTTAGCGACGAAATCATTCCTTGAATATTGAATATCGATATTTTGTCGTCGTGTTTGTCTGGCGATTTCGAAATAGCATTGATAACTGTCTTTATAAAATCCGAGTTTGTTTTGATTTGCATCGGTAAATCGCGCGTATTAACCGTAATACCCGGCGTGGTTGTTGCCACACTTCCACTCGTTAATGGCGGCGTTGTCACATTTCCACTTGCCTTTACATTTCCTAGATTCTGGTTGAGTTCTTTAAATCCTTCTTCTTCTTCTTCTGAAATAATACTGCTAAATGGAATGAGAGATATTACGCAAACCGCAATAATAAATAATCCGATCATCAAGATTTCCCTGGTTCTCATTGTGAATCTATATATTCGAATGTCATATTTTATTGCTTACTTTTTTTTGAATCGGGTTTCGATGGAATTAGGAATACACTCAACCCTATAATTGTTATGAATCCTAAAAAGACAATGACATTTTTCGGCAAATTGGTCAAACGCATTTATATATTTATATGCCAAATATTTTATTAAACCAGTATTCCAGTGGTGTCCGGTTCTCGTCATTTTCCACCGATTCCATCAAATCTTGATATACCGAAAACACATCAGTATTATTCCACCATAAATATAGGCAGTATATTGCAAATAAAATAATGGTTATCGATACGTCTCGATACAAATTGATTTTATTCGTCCATACTAAGTAGAGAGGAATCGCTTTTATACAAATAATAATCATTATTTGCTTGAGTAGAACATTTGGTAATGCGCCATTCATTAAGAGTTTTATCAATGATTCAGTGGTCCATATGAACGCGACGCTAAGAACTAATGATGGGTTAAGCCATAGATGATTCTCCAGAAAATGAGAGGAGAATGCCTTACCTAAAAATAGATACAAATATTTTACTGCAATATAAATTACGGCCCATATGAAAATCCAATAACTGAATATGTATTTTGCCGGTATAAAACGGTCTGGTTCGGGTTTCATTATAAAGTATTCATTTACATTCTTTCTTTCGTTTGGATTTTCGCGGAAAATTATGAAATCCTCTATCAATTTCATAATTTGATTACTAGTTTATTTTATTGCTTTGGTAGTGGCTTCGGCTGCGGCGACTGAGGTGGTTGATTTAGGTTTTTCATCTACTGCAGTAAATGACTCTGGTCCGACTTTTACATCAAATGCGGCGCCCACAAATAGAACGACAAGAATAAAAACGAGCAACGAAATGTTGCGAGCACTAAAAATACTGGATATGTTCATTTTATAGATTATCTGAATGAATGGTTATACAATAAAAATATATATTCTGCTGGTTCGAGAGGAGAGGAAAGAATACGGGTCATCATAGATACATCGCCAAAATACTCGGGTTCATTGTCTCGTTGTTTTTGATGAATATATCCACCTCTTTCCGAGTGATATGAATCGGAAACTGCACATTTACTCCTAAATCTTTTTCAAACATCGAATTACCCGGTTTCACCAACCGATACAGATTCAGTTTCGTATAGACAATTTCCAAACACCGTTTCAAATTACGCACCCCCGACTCGTTTTTCGTTAAATGCGGGGTCGATATAATATATTGCAGTATTTCATCCGGTATGATAATATCCTCTGCTGCAAATTTGACTTGGTCTCTTATTTTCGGCAACAAATAATCGCGCGCTATAGTGATTTTCTCTTTGGTGTCATACCCCTTTGTCTGGATACGATACATACGGTCTTTCAAAATCGGATTCACCGCACTCTCATCATTGTATGAAAAGATGAAAAGACATTTGCTTAAATCCAGACTCACTTCCGAAAAATACTTGTCGTGGAATTCCGCATTCTGAGTAGTATCCGTCAAGTGAGTCAATATGCCGATGATTTCTTGTCCTCTCGGCGTATCACTCACCTTATCCAATTCGTCGAAATAAATAATCGGATTCATCGACTTGCACTCCATCAATATTTGCACTATTTTCCCCCAAGTACTTCCCTCGTATGTATAAGAATGCCCCTCCAAGAAACTACCGTCGCCACATCCACCAAGAGCAATAAACGCAAATTCTCGCCCTAATATTTTGCTGATACCGTCTTTCACAATGGAAGTTTTGCCCGTTCCTGGAGGTCCGTGAATCGCAATTGATGTGCCGACGGAATCCGGATTCACTATCCATTGTCCCAACATTTGCATTATCTGCAACTTAGCATCATTTAATCCATAAACACAGTTATCGAGCGTCTGTTTGGCAGACTCCATAAACTCATTGCAAACCTCTATTCCATCACTCATCTTGATATTTATGCTGCGATAGACGCCGAATGGAATGCGCATAAAGGCATCGACCCAGTTCTTGATTTTGTAATACTCGTGGTCGCCCGGGTCCATCGATTTCAATGTATTCAGCCGCTGAATCGCAATTGCCTTGAATTTAGACGGAATTTTCGATTGCAGAATAGAGAGGCGATATGGTTTCTCCGAATAAATAGTGCGGTTGATTTCTTTCAAATCCGTCATAATTCCCTGCTGGTCTTTATTCGAAAGACGGTGCTTGAAATAATCGATTTCGTTCGTTTTTCGCCTGTCACTATTCACTAATTTATAATATGCATTGGTGTTTTCGAAACGCGCTTTTCGGGTCAGTTTTTTAATATTGGCGTTGCATTCCTCTAGAGAGGTTTGCAAGAATTTATTTTTTGGGCGGCGCTTCAATTGCTCCATCAACATTTTCCGCACATCTATCATTTCCTTGTACTCGCTCTCCACATTTTCCGGAATGGGGTTTCGGTCTTCCTCTATCTTCTTTTTGGAAGCATCGCTCGATTTCTTATCCGATTTGGAATCTTTTGCGGGTTTCTTATGCTTTGATTTCTTTTCCGAGTTGCTCGGTTGTTCCTCTTCTTTTTTTGCGACATTTTCATATGCTTCGCCCATAAATGTCTTTTCTGCATCACTGTCGAAATCCTCTGTTGTATCTTCCGTCAATGAATCCTCCTCGTCATCGTCATCATATTCGTCGTCATCATCGTCTCCGCCGATATTCAATATCAAAAAGTTTCTTTTTTCCAGTTCGTCCATTTCCTCCTCATCATCTTCTGATTCCGACGAATCTTCGGATTTCTTTGAGGACCGGTGTTTCGATTTTTTGTCGTGTTTCGACTTTTTATGCGAATGAGAGGACGACGAGTTTTTCTTGTGTTTGCGCGATTTTTTATCCGGCTCAGATTCCTCACTTTCGTACGATTCGGAATCAAAATCCTTGGTTGGCAGTCGTTTTTTCGCCCGGTCCTTTGAATATTTCGACGGAAATATTTTTGCAATAGTCTTGCGGAACTTTTTATGATCGAACTCCTTCTCTTCGGACAAATGTTCTGATTCGGATTCCTCTTCCGAATTACACTCAGTATAAACTGTCTCTTCATCCTCTGTCGAAAAAGAACGACCACTAATATTCGATGGTGACGACGGTTTATATTCTGAATCAAATTCCGTCTCCGAGTCGCTACTAGAAGAATCCGATGACTCCGGTTCAACCTTCTTATTCTTCTTGTTGTTGCGATTATTCGTGTTCGCATTCGTATTCAATTGCTTCTTTTTGTTCGCAGGCATTTTTTGCAATAAAAATGGGAAGATATGTAAGGTGTGAAAATGGATAGATAAGTATTATTATATGGGTGCGTTTATGTTTTTTGCAATATCTATTTAGATTTTTTATACTAAACGCCAAAAAATTGAACGAGTTTATTTGCAAATGATTTTATCCAATACCACACCCAGAGTTTATTATTACTTATCGAAATCAACTTAAAAATATCATTTGTTATATTATACCTTCCCAATTCACATCAAAATGTCTAAAGTAAGAAGTGAATACGAAACACCCTCTCGAATTATCCGTGTCCAATTTAGTCTTCTTTCACCCGAGGAAATTCTCAAGAATTCCGTCGTGGAAATAACGAGAAGAGAAACATATATGGGAGGGATGCCGGTGGATGGCGGCCTATTCGACCCTCGTATGGGTGTATTAGAACCCGGCATGATATGCCCTACCGACGGTCTCACCCATATTGACACCCCAGGATATTTCGGGCATATCGAATTGGGTCGTCCCGTATTCTTCATTCAACATATTAAGGAAATTATGAAAGTACTAAAATGTGTCTGCTTCAAATGCAGCAAATTGCTTATTGACAAAACACAGCATTCGCATATATTGGATTATTCAGGTGAGAAGCGATGGGAATATGTGCAGTCGGTCGTCTCGAAACGCATTAGTCGATGTGGCGACCATACCGGCGAAGGGTGTGGATGTTTGCAGCCGGACAAGATTAAATTGGACGGTATGGCAACTTTGCACGCTTATTGGTCGCGCATTCCCTCATCGAACGCCGCCGCGGCGGCGGCGGGGGGAACCGCGAGTCTGAAACTGACCCCAGAAATCGTCTTGAAGATTTTCCGCCGTATCTCCGACGAAGATGTCAATTTCGTAGGATTTAGTTCCGCCTGGTCGCGCCCGGAATGGATGCTTTGTCAGGTTCTCCCCGTTCCACCCCCCGCTGTTCGCCCGTCTGTCAAATTAGACGCCCAGCAGCGAAGTGAAGACGATTTGACGCATATCTACATCAATATCATCAAGACCAACAACGACCTCAAGAACAAAATACAGGAGAACGCGAACCCGAATGTGATTGAAGGACTCACATTGGAACTGCAATACTTGATTGCGATGATTGCCAACAATAAAGTTAAAGGCGCGTCGCCGATTGCACAGAGAAACGGGCGTCCTCTCCAGTGTATTATGGGTCGTCTCAATTTCAAGAATGGTCGTATCCGTGGAAATCTGATGGGGAAACGCGTTGATTTCAGTGCCAGATCTGTCATCACCGGCGACCCGAATTTATCGATGCGTCAATTGGGCGTGCCGATGAAAATCGCAATGAATATCACTAAACCCATAACAGTGAATGATTTGACTACCGAGTTCTTGACGAAATTGGTGCAGAATGGACCGGACCAGTATCCCGGTGCGAAAATCTTGGAACGAAAAAGCGGCGAGAGGATTTCGCTCAGATATGTAGACCGAAACTCGATTGTTTTGCGACCGGGTGATATCGTGCATCGCCATATGATGGACGGCGATTTCGTCCTATTCAATAGACAACCGAGTTTGCATAGAATGAGTATGATGTGTCACGAAGTAAGAGTGATGCGAAAAGGCGACACATTTCGGATGAACGTGGCTTGCTGTAAGCCGTACAATGCTGACTTCGATGGGGATAAACTTTGTTAGCATAAATGCAGTCAAAACATCTTGTCCCCAACAGGGAGCGTGAAAAGCGTGCAACTCCCTAGTGAAGCAGGGAACCTACGGTTCCCCTGCGACCCCTCCCTTAACCGCAATGAATTTATTTTACTAGACATTCCTTTGTCAAAATGAATTTATCAGAAGGGAGGGGTCGTAGGGGAACCGTAGGTTCCCTACTTTGCGAAACACCTTGATGCGGGAAGTCCCTTAGAGTCTTCACTACCACTCCACTCTGGAAACAGTTTGGAGGAACTCGGTTAATTGCCGAACCCAATGGTAAAAATGTGAAGAATTGGGTAATCCGCAGTGCGAATGTCTAAGTCCGTTATGACAAGGATATGACATCCACTCAGAGACTGAACGGGTGTTGATTGGCAATGAAGGATTAGTCATCCTGAGCCAGTTTATGATACAGTCCGGCCACCTGGGAAACCTTGTGGATATATTCGGAGATGAATATGCATATGCCACAAAATATATTAGCTGAAAGTGAATTAAGAATATTGGCTTCTACAACAACACAAGTTGTAAGTCCTTCTAGCAATGTGCCCATTATTTCGATATACCAGGATTCGCTCCTCGGGGCTTACCGTTTCACTCGTGAGGGTGTAAAATTATCTGCGCGTGCAGCGATGAATCTGTTGATGGCGTACCCGAATGTGAATCCTGCGACCCTTTTCGCGAGAAGTAGAAAAGAAGTAACCAACTTCGAGGTTCTCTCGCAAATTATGCCGCCACTTACCCTCAAATATAAAACGAAATTGTGGGATGCGGACAAAAAAGAAGACCCCGCCACATCAAATAACTACTTGGAAATATACAATGGTCGCTACATTCGCGGTCAAATTGAGAAATCTGTTGTTGGTGGCGGGTCAAAAGGAATCCTCCATAGAATCTGCAACGACTATGGAAAGAAAGCTGGCGCGGATTTCATCGACAATTTGCAAAATATTGTCACGGAATATATGAAGGTAAGTTCGTATAGTGTCGGTGTGAGCGATTTGATGTCGAATCGCGAAACACATACACGAATTATCCAGGCGATCCAAGATAAGGAATTGGAGGTCGCAGCGCTTATTCAAAAACTACACGCAGGAGCATTCGAGAACAATACTTCTTATTCGAATAAAACGGAGTTTGAGGCACAAGTGAATAATGTGCTGAATGATGCGACGAAAAAGACGGACGAAATCAGTCGCCAGAGTTTGAATCCGGACAATCGATTCTTGATGATTGTCAATTCCGGGTCCAAAGGTTCTCTCCTCAACATTTCACATATGATTTCTTGCTTGGGACAGGTCAATGTGGATTCGAAGCGCGTCCCGTATGGATTCGATAGCAGAACTTTGCCGCATTTCTGCAAATTTGATGATTCGCCGGGTGCGCGTGGGTTCATTAAGAATTCGTATATTGGTGGTCTGAATGCACACGAGCTATTCTTCCACGCGATGGGTGGTCGTATTGGGTTGATTGATACTGCTGTAAAAACATCGCAAACAGGATATATTCAGCGCCGTCTCATCAAAGGTCTAGAAGACCTCAAAGTCGAATATGACCTCACTGTCCGCAATAGTAACGGTAAAGTCATCCAGTTCTCGTATGGCGAAGACGCATTTGACCCGATGTTTGTCGAGAATCAGTCGCTTCCTATCGTCACAATGTCCACACAAGACATCTATATGCACTACGATATGGTTACTACCGATAAAACGGACGGAGATGTCAAATCGGTGTTTAACAAGAGTGCTTCGGCGAGAATGGGAAAACAGAAAGCAGAATTGCAAAAGACCTGCAAGAAGTATGTAGATATGATGATGGAGGCTCGCGATGTGGCGGTTAAGAATATATTCAAGAACAAGAATGTGGATTCCGTATTGGCACCCGTCGCATTCACACATATCATCAACAATATTCAAGGAAATCTCGGATTAGCCGCAAACTCGATTGTGGATGTGACTCCTCTCGAAGCGTTCCAATTGATTGAAGAATATTATGCCAAGTTGAATGCCTTGCATTATGCGAAACCGAATCCGTTGTTCGAGACTCTGTATTTCTACTATTTGAATCCGCGCGAATTATTGCTGGTGAAGCGGTTCCATCGCAAAGGATTGATTATGTTATTGGAGACGGTGTTCTTGAAATATAAACAGGCAATCGTGAATCCGGGTGAAATGGTGGGGGTTGTGGCGGGGCAATCGATTGGTGAACCGACGACGCAGCTGACTTTGAATTCATTCGTGTATGAAACGGAGATTTTGGTGAGAGATGATAAGGGCGTTGTTAAATGTGTTCAGATTGGTGATTTCGCGAAATGGGGCATTGAAACTACCAGCAAAATGGAATATATGGCGGATAAGGATACTACATATGCGGAACTGTCTAAGTTTTATGAAGTGCCGAGTGCGACAGAGGACGGGAATACAGTTTGGCGAAGAATCGAAGCAGTTACAAAACACCCAGTTATCAATGAAGACGGAACCAATACGATGGTGAAAGTGACTACGAAAGGAAATCGCGAAATCATTGCTACGAAAGCAGAATCGTTCTTGCAATTAATAGATGGTAAAATACAAGGGGTCAATGGTTCTGATTTGAAAGTGGGTGATTATTTGCCGGTTTCAAAGAAGGCAATTGAATTCACTGAACGATTCGCATTTGATTTGCGCGTGATTCTGCCACCATCTGAATACATATATGGAACAGAAATGGAAAAAGCGAGAAGTGTTGTTGATGAACATCACTGGTGGTCGAAACACACTGGAAAGACATTCTCCATTCCATATACAAGAAGTGATAGTGCGTATTGTGTTTTGAAAGGTACAAAAACGAGACCAAATCATATTGTCTACAAACCTGGTTGCGTTTACACAATGACAAACAATATTTGCAATTACGAAATGCCTGAATTCATTCCTCTCGACTATGAATTTGGATACCTTATTGGTGCATATTGCGCTGAGGGCTGTATGACGAAGCATCAAGTGTCCATTGCAAATAACGATACTGAGTATTTAAAACCGATCGAATCTTGGTGCCAGAGATACAACATAACGACAAAAATCAAATGCCAGAAAGATAAGATTCAAGAGGGATGGACAAGTCAAGATATTCGCATTTACAGCACATTGCTCTGTCGGATATTGGAAAAATTGTGCGGGAAACTAAGTCACAATAAATTTATCAGCGACATCATCACATTTTCGAACAGACAATGTTTATTGGGATTCTTGGATGCGTATATCAGTGGCGACGGAACAATAAATAAAAACACTGACAATCGAATTGTAGCAATATCTATGTCTTCGGTTTCACTCAAAATGCTTTCACAAGTTCAACTTATTCTTAAAAATCTAGGGGTTATTGGAAAGATTAACAAACCGAAAAAAGTAGAATCAAATAATCGAGGGTCGAAAGACATAAAGCAATTGTATGTACTTTCTGTTACAAATGAACAGTCGAAACATCTAGCAAAGATGTTAAATCTCAGTATAAAATCGAAACAGGATCGTTTGCACACTCTAATAGAACAGACATATATGTACGAATATTGTCGGTCTGATTTAGAAATACCAAATGTGGTGGGTGGAGAACTGGTTATGGAGCCTCGTGATGGAAGATGCATAGACTTGGAATTTGACCGGATTGTGTCGATTGAAGAAGTTCCGAATACAACCGACTATGCATATGACTTAACTGTAGAGGACACGCGAAATTTCGACTGCGCAAATGGTCTTAGTCAAAAAGATACGTTTCACACAGCGGGGGTGGCATCAAAATCCAATGTCACTCGTGGTGTCCCCCGCATCGAAGAAATCCTCCGACTCACAAAGAATCCAAAACATCCATCGATGACTGTATTCCTGAAATCAGCGGACGAGAGCAATCCAGAAAAGGCAAAACAGTTTGCGAATATGATGGAGCACACGAAACTCGCCGATGTGATATCTTCGGTGCAAATCTGTTTCGACCCCGACGAATTCAATACTCGTATAATGGAAGACCGCAAACTCGTCCAGCAATTCTACGAGTTCAGCAGAATGATTGAAGAATGTAATGGCGGCGCGCCATTGACAGAGCAACCGGCGACCAAATCAAAATGGATTGTGCGTATGGAGATGGATACGGAGACACTGCTCGACAAGAACATTACGATGGACGATATTCATTTTGCAATTAAAAACGGAACTGCAGGACCAGATATTGATTGTGCTTATGCGGATTACAATTCCGACAAATTGGTGTTCCGAATCAGAATGTCGAATATTGCGTCGGCGAAGAAACGCAAGGGTTCAGCAGAGCCTCTCGACCAGACGGACGAAATCCATATTTTGAAGAAGTTCCAAGACGACCTACTCAATAATACGGTCCTAAGAGGCGTCGATGGAATCGCCAATGTTCTTCCCCGCAAACTGAATAATATGGTGGCGAAAGTCGATGGTAAGTATGAGAAGAAGGACACTTGGGTTCTCGATACAACCGGTTCGAATTTGCTGGAAACACTCGGACTCGACTATATTGATTCCGTCCGAACACACAGCAATGATATTCGCGAGATGTTCGATGTTCTTGGTATTGAAGCCGCGCGTCAAGTCATACACGATGAGATTGTCGATGTGCTGGAGTTCAGTGGCGCCTATGCAAATTACCATCATCTGAGTTTGTTGTGCGATCGTATGACTACAAAGAAAGGCCTGGTATCTATTTTCAGAACGGGACTCTTTAGCGACGACATTGGACCGATTGCGAAAGCGACATTTGAAGTGCATACGGAGGTATTATTAGATGCTGCTCGATTCGGAGAAGCAGATAATATGCGTGGAGTGAGTGCGAATGTAATGTGCGGCCAACCGGGTTATTATGGAACAAATGCTTTCCAGTTGGTTCTGGATATGAATGAGATGTCGAAATTGGCGGCGGCACAAGTGACGGAACAAGTCGATCCAATGGCGGAATTAATGGGAAAACCAATGGATGATTCGGAAGTATGTCCAAGGTCGAAGATTGAGATTCGCAATAATATTGGAAGCATGAAACACGCCGACCCTGGATTGTGTGATGATAATTATAATGCTGGGTTCTAAACCCCGTTAATTCTCCTGACGGCGAAAAGGTAAGTTGGGCCAATTCCGGAGCGACGAGAGGTAGGAATTGAATGCGTTATACGAAATAATTTATATGATTATTGTTATTTTTAGATATTAGATATAACAGACGAAATAAAAAACTCTTTTTTATTTGGCGAAAGGTTGTTTATAAGCAAATATACATATTTCAATAAAATAAAAAAGAACTATAAATGATTTTTATATGGATAGGACTGTATAAAAATCGGTGTTTCACTTCGTAGTAAATGTAAAAAGGTGTAAAATGCGAACAAATATTCATGTTTTTTTGCAGTAATAATATATTAGTTTGCCAATGTATTATTCAACCATTTTTACAAACGGCACTGGTTTTACAAACCAAATTATATCATTTATATATTCTATTATAATTGCAATTAATGAAAAACATCGAGTCATTGTGGTCGATAAGTTTTTAGATGATAATATACAATCAAGTTTCACGCCAATCTCTCATATTATAAATTTGAAAGAATTAAACGAATATTTATTGCAAAAATACAATATAATTGTTGTGGATAAATATTCTATTGCGACATTTACGGAGAGAGGACATAACGAAAGTGGAAGCGTAGTAAATGGAGGATTATCCAGAGAAACTCTAACGGAGTTTCTATGGCATAATGTAAATTGGAAGCTATTGAGTGCTTATTATGGAACAACCCCGGATTGCAAAAATGACATCACCGAAGAAATAAAAGATGGGTGTTTATTTGGCGACAGATTATTTATAAATAAATACACAGATTTCAATCGGATAAAAGGTGACCCGTCGTATGGCAAAGAAAAACATTTTTATTTGACATATGAGATTTCGATTTCGAGCTCGGACAGTTCGACGAAGACGCATAAAGTGGAAGAAATCTACAATGAAATATTAACCAACCATATTGCAATTGATATTTCGAGTTCGGAATATAAATTCAACTTTATTAATTTGTTCCATTTGTATGGATACACGAATTACTATAACATATTTGACGAGATTCTATCTAAAATCCATTATGCAAAAGAATTTGAGAATTGTGCATTAGCCACTATACGAAAACTAGAACCGATACAAACTGTTAATGTGATTCATTTAAGAGTCGAGAAAGATGCAATAACACATTGGTCGGCTGTAAATAATATGAGTTATGGTGAATTTAAGGATGTAATAGAAGCAAAATACATTGCACTCATACAGAAATATATGGATAAAAAAGACAAAATTATACTATTGGCGAATTTCGAAGAATGTATGGACTCGTCAGTCATTGATTTTCTGATTCGGAACGACTATCCGGTTGTTCTGTCTGAAAAGTTTTTTGCATACAGAGAGAAAAACGCAATTGTCGATTTATTGGTTTCGCGAGTATGTAACAACATATTTATTGGGTGCATAAATAAACAAAAGGAGGGCTCTACATTTAGCCATTATATATCGAAAATGATTGGCGCGGAAGTTATGAAAATCGGGATAGATATTGATTCAATAAAAACCCCTGAATATGTGTTCTATTGATTTTTTGCGATTTGCATTCGCTACACTTAAGGAATTGGCCAATAATATATTTGCGTATAATATAAAGATGGCAGGACTCAGCGCGTGGAATAAAGCAGTAAAGCAGGCATTTAAATCCGGCAGACGCACAAACAAAAACTTTTCTCTCAAGGAGGCGATGTTTGCAGCAAAGAAAATCTACAAGAAAGGAAAAGATGCGACCGTCGATGTTGTTATGAATCGCAAATCGAGTCGCAAAACCAAGAAGAATATTAGCCGAAAAGTGAGAGGAGGGGCACCCACACAACCACCTGTCGTTGCGCCAGCGGGTGATGCACAAACAGTGTCTCCCTCTCAATCATCTTCGAATTCCGCCCTTAAATTCTCTGAAGTTGCTGCAAAATAAATACTATCTACCCTCTCTATCTAATTGAATATGAACATTGTCCATTTATTTATATTCAATTCCTGTTTCCTGTTTATGGAAACAACTTTTCCAATGCTTCCTCGAGAGGCGTTGTATTTAGTCTCTCGTATTGAACCGATTCCAACACCATTGTTTCAAATTCCCCGACTTGTCCCAATTTCACCTCTGGTACAATCAAATTATATTCGTAAATATGATTGCCGCCTTTCGTCACACGAATCTTGGACCGTATGAAATGGTATTTGTCTCCTCTATCGCCTCCCATTTTTATCCAGTGTGTATAAATATCGGATTCGTCGTCATCGCCGCCGCCAGAATCCTTTTTAGGAAAAAATCCTTTGAGCCCGCGCGCGTTGAATACCACAATCGGCAAATTATATTCATTTGCGAGAGCCCAAATATCCATATCGGTTATAAAATACCCGTCGCTTATCACTATATTTTGAAACGCCTCGGGTGAGATGTCTGGTTTGGGTTTCGGTTGTACAAACTTCTCAAACATTTTTGCTTTGCCTTGCGCTCGCATTATTTTAGCAATCTTCACCATATTGAGAGGATTCGCTTCAAATAGTCTTGCGTAAGCGGCCGCCAGTTTATTTTGCACATCCGCTTCCGTCCATACTTCATCCAATTTGGATTTCACTATTTGAATGATTGGCTGAAAAGTACAAGTCGCCGTGTCTCTAAACACATACTCTCTTGCGTCCTCGGAAAACATTCTGTGCCAAACTTGGTGTTTATTGCCAATAATCTTGCTGATTTTCACGAGGCATTCTTGGTTATCTTGTTCTTTTGGCGAAACGGCGGGGGTTGGTGTCTTGTCTTTGGATGTAGGTTTTGGTTCTTGTTCTGGTTCTTTGGCTTTAGGTTCCTCTACTTCATTATGCCTACGAAACTCCGTTAGAGTTTCTCCGGATAATCCTTCATTTACTACGCTTTCACTTTCGTTATGTCCTCTCTCCGTAAATGTCGTAAAATCATCACGAATTGGAGGATTCTCCAAGTGGATCAGAGTAGAAACTCCCTCCGGTCGTTTCGTGGGAGAATGGTCTGAAATCGGTATTTTCTCATTCGGGTAAAGAACGGAAATCGACGGACTCGCCAACTCATAGTTTGTTTGATTTGCATAGGAGTTTGTGTCTCGCTGAGATTCCAGTTCCGAAAAATATTCCGATGTGAGTGCGGACTGGACCAATATAAACTCGTTGTCTTTTATTTGATAATCCGTCGTTCTCGAGTTCAAACGATTTGCAGTATTATACATAATCGATTTCACCCGTTCGTTTCGGACCAATTCATCCGCGATTCTTCCGACATACATCTTCTCATTGTCGTAATTGGATATGAGATTCCATTTCGGAATTCCTAATTGGGCAATAGTACCATTCTCTTTTATGACGCAAAATGGTCCGGCATCCTCTTCGGTTTCGCATTCATTTACTTCTGCCAAATCCATCAGGGTTGAATCGCCGATTTCTATGAAAACGATCTTCTTCTTTATTAATCGCTCAATGAGAGGTTCGATTCGTTCTATTTTTTGCGAATAAAGAAGCGTCTTATCATCCGCGATTTTGCGGATTTCCGATTTCAATGAACGATTTAAGAATTCGCCAAACAGGTTGCGGATACGATTCCGGAATGCGTGATAAAACTGGCTTTCCAATACGATATATTTCGTCATTTTGATTCGTTCTCTGTCGCCTTTTGATTCGGTTGCCACCTTTTTATCCGCAGCAAACACATTGACACCTTCGTATGTCTGTAGTCCATCCATTATGATGTCTTGATTCGGTTTGATAGGCACGAATTGATTTGTTTCTGTGAGAAATCCGACCACGAGTCCGTCTTCTTTTATTTTCCATACAGGTTTGCAAGGGATTCGCGTAGATGTGCTTATTCGGCGGAGGGTTTCTAAAGTGATTTCGTAGTCTTTTGGGATGGCGGTGGAGTCCATATATTTGATGGGGGTCTGTGACAGGCGCGCCGAAGGCGCGCAAGGGACATATATCCCCGCCCCCGACTTATTCGTTTTCTCTATCACCATCAATCCAATCATCTGCCCTTGATAATTCAACACCTGTGACTCGATTTTCGCGCCGATTTTAATCAGCGCCCCCAGCAATTTCTTAATTGGTACTGGATTGGCAAACCGGTATATTTTCGGCAAACTCGGTAATCCGGGACAATATTTCCGATTCGCGTGTTCTACTCGTTTCAACATATCCGCCACGGAATCCGGCAAATTGGTTTGCGATAAAAACCGCGTTACTTTCGGTGGCCCGGAAGCGGCCGACTCATAGACATAAATCGGTTCGTAGAACTCGTCGTGTTTCAATAAAAGCACTGTATCTTTTGCAGAATCGTATTGATTTCGCGAATATAAATTGGTGGGGCAGACTAATTCAATGCGGTCAATGATATCATTCGCTCTAATTTCCAGTATAACCAGATTGACTCCTTTCGGTATAATTCGCCGATTATCGTCGCATACAAAGTCCCACAAATATTGATGGTCGATTTTTGCATTCGGGTCGGATACATACGCAATGAAATTCTCATATGCGACAATGGCATCATCTAAATGTCTTCTATTCGACTTTTCCGCTAAATTGAGAGCCAACGCAAATTCTGTATTTTTGTATTTTTGCCGGGTTTCCGCGTTGATAGGGGATGCCGTGCGTTTTCCGTCGCTTTTTTTCCAAAAAACGGAGAGGAGAGAACCATTATGTGCTTTGGCAAATACATCGAGGTTGATTGTTTCTGTCAAAACCTGCCGGAACTCTTCAATTGTCGGGACTTTATTCAATCCTTGTCTATGTGCATAAATATCGGCGAAACACCCTAGAAAGGATTGATTTGAATTGCGTTCGACTCCATATCGCAATAATACTTCTTTTCCGGGTTTCAACAATGCCGGATTGTTCGGGTCCAATGATGTACGGTAATCCATTTGCAAAAACAGCTGGGCGGGTATCGGCAAAAAACCCCATCGTTGTTCTGTAACTGGGTAAGTGTCGAGACTGATAATGTATTGCGTTGTTTTTGCGGACTTTCTCCTCTGTTTTGGTTTAGTAGGTAGTTCGGCGTCTTCCTCATTTTCGTCTATTTTCATCTGTGCGCCACATCGTTCTCTCGCTTCGACTTGTTTCTTTCCTTTCCAAGTTTTGAAACAACACGGCAAACATTTTCCGTCGGCGCGGGTGTTTTCCATAAATCCCGGAAATGGATATTTGTTTTTGCTGTCTTTGTTGAGCTCATATACATACGCTCCTTCTGGAACAACCTCGGCGTCTTTCGGAATAATTTTGCCGCATTTACCTGTTTTTGCGTCTTTTTCGGAAATAGCACTATTTGTTTTAAGACACCAAAACTTTGGACAAATGAAATAATGCTGTTTTTTCGGGTCGGATCCGTATTTAATGGAGTGTTCGTATGCTGACTTATCGGTTTTATTGAACTCCTCTTGTGTGAGGATGACGGGGTGTCTTGTTGTCGGTTGGCAACTAGTTGAAAATGTTTTATAGATTCCATTCTTTTTTGTGGAAGTGAAGATGACGGGGTCTCTTCTTTGGAGTCTTTTTAAGAGAACCGATTTGAGAGGAGCTCCATCCGGGACAATTCGTTTTGTGCCGTCTTCGTCGTCTTCTACAAGTGTAGTCGTTTCTTCCTCTCCCTCTCCTTCTTCGTCGCTGTCTTGTTCATCAGAATCGGAATCCGAATCATCCTCCTCGGAGTTTTCTGCATCAGTATTTGTTTCGTCTATCAATGCCGATGGTTCTACAAAAGCAACCTTCTTTGCCCCTCCGGTTTCTTCTTCTTCGTCGTCATCATCTTCGTAGAACATGATTGGCACTTTTTTAGGGGGAGGCGGTTTAGGCGCATCGTATTTTTGCGCCACTGGTTCTTTAGGCGCATCGTATTTTTGCGCCACTGGTTCTTTAGGCGCATCGTATTTTGGTTCCTCTTGTGGTTCATCATCAGATTCGTCTCCTTCTAAAAATACAATAGGTCCAGGTCTAGGTCCTCCTCTCTTTTCATCTGAACGACGAACTGGTTTTTCTTCTTCGTTTTCTTCTTCTGACTCCGTGTCTTCAAATAGAATTGGTTTTGGTTTCGGAATATTGTCTGCATTTTTTCGTAATTTATCGAGAAGACTTTCCGTATCTTCTTCCTCTTCCGGTACAGCAATATCTACCCCTTCTCTACGAACTGCCCCATCTTCCTCCTCTTCATCTGAACTAAACTGGGCAAAGAAATCGTCTTCTTTCGCAAACTTCGACAATCGTAAAGGTCCCTCTTCTTTTGCTGCTGCTAATTTCGGCGCGGCCTCTGGTTCTTTTTCAACCTCTTTGAATTTGGCCGATTTCTTGCAGAGTTTTTTCAGTTTCTTGAGAAGTTCATTCGATTCTTTGTATAATTGCGAAGTCTTTGCAATCGCATCAATATAAACACCGACCGTGTCTAAATAAAAAATAGACGAAATTTCAGATATGTGTATTTCAACCGTCTTTTCGTACGAATCAATCTTCATATCCATTGGAAACCCCGGTTTTTCCACAATCTCGCCGTTCATTTCATTTATACTCGAGAGGAACCCAGCAATTAATACTCGGGCGCTTTCTTCGTTCTCCGACAATCGCCTCGAAACCAACTCCTCTACAATATCCTGCAATTCCATTTCTCCATATTGAACTTGTCCGTACAGTTCGGCAATCAATATATGTGCGGCGTCCATTTCTTTAAAGTTTTCGATCCGTTTCAATCTTGCCTGTCCAGGAGTATCCTTATTCAGTGTGCATATGGAATAAATACACGGAATGGATTCCCACGACACGATTTTGGTCGCCGCCATTTTAGATACGAATGTCATTTCCACCACTTTCGTATTTGCAACATTACGCAGTCCGAAATACGACGGAATGGAAAACCCAGTGTGTCTCACATCGCGCCCGATCTTCGACAAATATGGCATTATTCTTTCGCGCATTGTTTCATCTAGTGTCCTCTCATCAGTTGGAGAATGAAACACGATTTGAATCTGAACATCTCCGTCCGATTCAAAATGCACATAACAATTCGAGAGGATGTCCTTATTTTCCAAAACCGCGCCTTCTAGATAAGCAGATATTTGCTGTCCTCTCCCCGTTTCTTTTACCATTCGCATAATGTGAGACCGGGATAAATAAGGAATCTTTTTGCCGGTCCGCGTTGTCCTCTCGAAGTAAAATCGGTACAAATTTTCACGGCGATTTCCCGGATTGAATTTAATGTATGGAATCTCTCGACTACAATGCATATTTTTAAACAGCGTTTCGAGATTCGCCCGTTGGGATTCCTGGTTCTTCAATCGCAATGTTATTTTCTGTATTCCTTGGTGTATATATTGTACTTTTGCCGTATTATCCTCTGCGATTTCATAAAAAGTATCGATGGATTTGTAATATTGCATTCGTTCATCGGTAATGAGTTTTTGCGTCGATTTCACCAATTTCCCGCGTTGTTCAATCAAGGTATCATTTGATACGACGCCGGCTTTATATAGTCCAGGAAAGTAATAGCGTGCAATATAATCTGCCGCTACCGGGGTCGCCGAAGCAAACACTCTTTCTGCTAAGCATAAATATATCACATTGTTTATGATTGTGCCGTGACTCAAGAGGAGACTGTCGTCGAAATAATGCATTCCATTATGTTCCTCTAGGTAGGAACGGTGTTTTTCGACGGAAAAAGGGTCGACTTCGAAAGTCACGTCTCGACGACCTCTCGCAAAAATAATTCCGAGAGGAGTTTTTACCGCGAATCCGATTTTGTTTTCAGACAAGACGGATTCGAACTTACTATATTTCATTTCGTCCCCCTCTGGAAGATTGTCGAGGATGGATTTTGCAGAGGGATGGCCTTCCAATATTTGACGAATTAAATCGCGCCGGATGGTTGGGTCAGTTTCGTCCTCTGTTTTCAATGCATCGAATAGTTGGAGCGTGGTTGTTTCCTCTTTGGCAAACCCGTATAAATAGAGTTCTTCATAACTAGGTCGAAGTTGTATTTTATTTGCATTCGGACCTTCGTATAATTCGTACAGCAATTTCATTTTCATTGTGCGGATGGAATCGTCTGGATGTATTTTTGCATCTGAATAATAGGTAGGTGATGTTCCATTGTCGGGTGATGTTCCATTGTCGGGTGATGTTTCCCCTTTATCAGAGAAAACGATTGTATGTGAGATATCACCTGCAGATGTTAATATACAAATTTTTATCGGTTCCATATTTCACTATACAAGATACAAGGGTTTATATATAGTGAAATGACAAGTTTTTTATGTTTTGCACCAGTATTATTTTGCTAAAACAGTAAATGTTAAGATACCATATAGTATTTTGCCGAATCTAGAAAAATGGTAAAACGCGCACTTCTCATTGGGTTGAATTACACCGCCACTCCATCCGTCAAATTGTTCGGTTGCATTAACGATATTATTAATATGCGTAATACTCTTATCGATGCGTACGGGTATCAAGACGCAAATATTTATATGTTGCGAGACGACGATAAATCGAGACTGCCAACTCGCGCGAATATTCTGGCTGCCCTCTCGCAATTGATTGCATCCTCTACTGCCTCTGATATGTTATGGATTCATTATAGCGGTCACGGAACACAAGTCCGGGATACCAATAGAGACGAGGTCGATGGATTTGATGAATGTATTGTCCCCTGCAATTACAATACTGATGGTATTATTACAGATGATGAATTGTTCGCCATATTCAAAAACGCTAAATGTCAATTGATGATATGTTTCGATAGTTGCAATAGTGGAACTGGATGTGATTTGCAGTATTCCATCAACTATAACAATGGAATATTAACAAAAGCAGTAAATAGTAACACCTCTCGTGTGCTCTCATCCAATCCAAATATCATTATGTTTAGTGGTTGCCGTGATCCACAAACGAGTGCGGATGCTTACGACTCTGTTTCACAAAAGAATGTAGGTGCATTTACACAAACTCTTTTAGAAACATTGAGAGGATTCGACCACAATGCACCAATATTACAAGTTTACACGAATTTATGTGCAAAGTTGAAATTATATGGGTTTTCTCAGATTCCAGTATTATCCAGTAGCATTGCCTCTCCGAGTTTTCAATTCATAAGAGTAAATGCAAGTAGTGTTACTGTGACTGGGTTTTCTACAAGTGGTACAAGTGCGGCAAATAAGAAAGAGTTTGTTCTTGCTGGAAATACTGTATTAGCGAATAGTTCTGCAACGAAATCGTTGAGAGGATTGATGACAAAGTTAATCAATTAGGTTAAACATCATAGTATGGATTGTCGCGGATTTTCATACCGCAATATTCCGTCGGTTCTTTCTTGTAATCTGTCGGGTTATGGATTCCCGCTTCTTTCGCACACTCTAATAAGAATTTGAAGTTTTCCCAGAATTCGCTCTTATGTCCGATAGATTCGGTGGCAATATGCGACAATTCGTGAATAGCAACGAATGTCAATGTATGTTCGTCAATCATATTGTCCTCTCCTTTTTTCGTCTTATTTAGGCAAAATGCTAATTTCTCGCCTTTGTTTTCACTATAAGCAGTGTATTCACTGGTCGGTAATGTCTCCATAAATTTCTGCGGATTGAAGCCGGATTTCAGTCTTTTTACACAAGGACGGTCTCCGTGTTTTTCGGCGCAATAATCTACCAATTTTTTGCATTTCTCCGAAGTGGCTGCTAAGAGATCGGCCGCGTCTTGCAACTTCTCGCGTTCGCGGACGCAATATTTATTGCCATCGACAGTACTCACAATGCATTTTAATTGAAAAGTCTCGTCTTGGAAATAAATATATATGCAGACGCCAACGACCAATATAACGACAGCATATACGATATAATCACTGCGGTCCATAGTAATATGATTCCTGTATAGTATTGAATCATATTATTCGAAATAGTAAATAAATTACTTTTGATGTATTTTTTTGTGATGTTTTTCGGATAAGTAATTTAACACGGTGGACGGTCTCGGTATTTTCCCTCCGAATACGGAAACGAAATAGGACCGCCCAGCAAAGTATTTTTGTATTGCCGCGTTCACATCCTCTCTTGTTATGTGTTTGTAGCATTTATCGAAAATCGCGGTGTTCGGCATTATATCCGCTGCCGTTTCATTGTGCAACATTACTCGGATTCCATTATATGCGGTTTTGTCTCCTCCCGCAATCGATTCCATTTTCAACGATTCTTTGATACTATTTTTTGCCGCCTTTAATTCCCGTTCAGTGATGCCGTGTGTAATTAAATCCTCTAGTATATTGAAGATAACTGGAATAACACCCGGACGCGACGACGATTTATCGTCGTGAATCAGACGATTTACATCGGATATTGCATATAATGCAAATATACCTGCGGGTTCATAGAGATTCATATACGAACCAGACTTGTAAGTGAGACCGTGTTTTTCGCGCAATTCTACAAATAGACGAGAGGATGTCGAGTTCGAAATAATTTGCCGCAATACATTGAGAGAATACACCTCGTCGTTTTGGAATTGATTGCATATTAGTACACCGATTTCAATGGTGGCGGTGTTTCCTCCAGCGGGGGACGATTTCACTGCAAAATTGGTTGATTTAGAGGCGACGACAAAACCATCGAAAACACCTATATTCGGGTTCATAATCGGCGGCATTGTTTTTATTTTTTGCGGGGTTTCTGCAAATTGTGTGTCGGAAATATACTGCAAAATTGTATTAAATTGGATAGAAGATAATATACTTACTACCATATTATTGGGCGTGTAATATTTCTGGTATAGATTCGTAACATCATCGTATGGAAGACACCCGGATTTGTGATAAGACTCGTGGTCGACCGGGTTGGCATAAACAGTTTTGCTAAATGCGAGTTCTTCTAAGAATGAATTTTGCGGTTTCATTTTCATTTCCTCTCGGACGACATTTCGTTCGAGATTATATTCTTTGCGGTCGAATACGGAGCGCAGCATAATATCTGCTATTATTTTCGTAAATTGGTGAACATATGAATTCAAACAATCGACCTCGAAGCAGGTGTATTGTTTGGTCGTAAATGCGTTGAATCGGGCGCCGGAATGACTAAATGGTTCATTCACTTCCGACCAAGATGGGAACGAACGACTACCCTTAAAGCACATATGTTCGATGAAATGGGCGGCTCCTCTCAAATTATCCGGTTCGTGAATCGACCCAAAATGACAGAATGCTCTTATATGGGTTTGTGGATTGGTTGCGGAATGGGGTTCGTATATAATTCGCAATCCGTTTGGGAATGTATGCATTTTACACTTCTTTACACCATTTCCTCCTCTCCTATCTATATCTGATGATGCGGATTTGGACTCCATTTTATAATATGATGATATTCATTGGAAAATTATCATATTCTCCGTGTGTGTATTCGGGGTGGTGTTCATTATCTAACAAACTTGCATTAAGCATTCATATTTGATTATTCGTTGGTTTAAACGGCATTTGCATATCCGATTTCGAGAGGAACACGACTAATGTCTTGGTCGATGGTGCTCTGGTTCCATGGTCCGATATCTTGTTTAGGAATAACGGGATCGGAACGGTATTGCAAATTGGAATTGCGGAGAGGAGTGCGGTTAATACCGATGACTGTTCCGGCGGAAAGAAGGTCGGGGGTTGCACCGGCGTTCAATCCAGGGTTTAACTTGGCCCATTCACTGTTGGGGTCATTTGGTAATAAATCAGAGACATTATTGACTGGACGCATAGCATAATCATTTCCGAGTTTGCCGGATTCTGGGGCACCGACAACGTGTTGTGCGCTGGTGTCGGCGACTGATGGTTGCGCTAAACTATTTGTGGCGTCGCTGTATGCCGAGGATTTGACGCATCCTCCGTCTTCTAACCCGTCAATGCTAAATGATTTTGTGTTAGAGTAGGAGAGGAGAGCAACTCCAACAACAAGCACAACAACGGCGATAACGAGTTCTTTGCGGTTTATAAACTTATTAAATCCCTGAGACAGTTCCTTGAACATAATTTTGACAAGTGATATATAAACGCTTGACAAAATTATTTGTATGATTTCATACGGTAATTCAACTACTTTTCTTGCAGCATATTTACAACCCCAAACGGTTCAGATAGACGGGGACAGGCGATTTATTTATATTCTGCGTTGAACCCTTCTTCGTCACTTTCACTATCGCTTAAATCTTCCAACAAATAAGTATTTTTAATCCTCTTCGCCTCTAAATAATTTGTCAAAGCTTCGCGTTTCGCTTCTTTTGCACGCTGACGCATTTCTTTATACAATTTGTAATAGACATCATTGCGGCTTTTTAACTTTAATGGTTGGTCTTTTTCGGGTTCAGGAGAAAAATCTTCGTCAAATATTTCCACTGCAATCGGCACAGGTTCAGGTGCGTCTAAATGTATCTCTACTGGTTCGATTTCCGGTTCATTATCCTTCGAAGATAAATCTTCTCTGGTCACTTCTCCCTTCGGGAGTCCTCGAACACCTACGCTTATTCGCTCCGGCGTTCTCGCAATAGTAGTGTTGTGGTCTCGGCTCTCCTCTTCGACCACACATTCTGCTTTATTATTTATATCATCTCCTGTAGCGAAAGTCATTTGTGGTTCTTCATGGAGAGGCTTATCCGAGAGGGATTCATTCGCTGTTTCTCCTACACTCACTATTTGTTCCTGGGTTGCCGCATTGTCTTCATCTGGATTGGTCTTTTTATTCTTGTTTCCACTTTTGCCAATGATACAAGATTCGAACAATTTCTCTGGTTCGACTATTAGCAATTGCTTCAACTCGATTTCAAATTGAAAACTACGAACACTGCATCGAATTCCTTGAAACTCCAATACCGCCAATACTTTCGTATTCTCCTTAATATTGTCCGGACTGGTTTCTTGTTCGTTTTCGTCATACACTTTTATATTGATTTTGTCTAAAGTGGTCGGAACATTGGCTCGGACGATAAAGTATTTGCCGGATTTATACGATCGGTATGGCGGCGACATTGAACTCTCTATGTCGTGCTCGTCGAGAGGCGTTTCAAACCATTTTTCCCGATTATCATAAATGCGCGTCCTCGCATTTTCTTCTAAATTTTCCAACCAGGCAAGAAACTCCGAATCTTCATTGCTAAATACGAAATCGCAAAATACTTTTTTCCCCGATTTCACAAAACCCTGCTTTGTTAAACATTTAGGACCTAAAAAATATATGGGGTCGTCAATATCGAGGGTTTTAATAAAGTGCGAACCATTTTTATTTATCGGTTTTGTTAAACGCAATCTGTCTAAATCGAGAGGTTCCTTAATGTTATAAATTTTAGGCGGCATGTTCGTTAGCTGCAAAATAATATACAAATATAAACAATGACAGTATCTTTCGTTTATACATTTAAACCAAGATATCAGTAATTATTTGGAACGAGCCACCATAGGGGGCGGTTTCAAATATTCACTGATATTAACGGCTCTCGTTTAGTAATGTCTCCTAAAAATATGGCCTCTCAGTAAATGGATATTGCAGAGTGGTTAAAAAACGAAGATATTCAGCGCAATTTTCGAAAAGCGAGTGGCGCCGTGGTGACCGCGGTTTATAACGAAATGTACATCTATATATTGTTCATCTGTGTCTATAATATATTTTTGCTGGTTGTTGTCGTAATCAATTTATATTTGCTGGTGCGTTTGATGAGAGGAGGCTGGGGTGGCAAAAACAACATTATCGAAGGTGTTTCTGGTTCGGATACCATATGAGAATGGTCAATTCCTACGCTCATACTTCGCTCCGGAATTGGATGATTCTCCGGAGAATCGAAATGACCTGTCTTATTATAGAATAAAAACTCGCTAAATAATGAATATTACAGCGTCTTTAGTTGATTCGTATATGTATGCGGATATGTTCAATCGAGAATATGAGGGCGGGTCTGATATGACAGAACGAATTGTGGTTGGAGGTGTTCCAGTCGAACATATTTTGCCGTCTTTGCGCAACAATATCGGAACACAAAACGGCGGCGGCGGTCCATTCCAAAATAAAGTGGTTCCCGTAGGACTAGTTGTCATCGAACCCCGCAAAGACCATGATGTGGAATACACGGATTATTTTCATCCGAACGCGGGTCGAGAGGTTGTCTCGGATTCAATGTACGATATATTATTTGCATCTGCATTGGAACCGAAATCCAGAAAATATCAACGACGCCACACGCCGCCAAAAACCCACCATCTCAAACAAAATCGTTCAAGAAAACAAAAAAGTGAATCGACATAAAGGCGACACAATAATGTAGGTATCCAGTCAAAAGATAAAAGATGTCGGAATTTTTACTCCATTCCTCCACCAACAACCTATCAGACCAGTCTAAACTCGACGAACTCTATGTGAATCAGTTTTGCTTTGAAACAATGGCGCAGAACTTTGCGGTGTTGAAATTAGCAGTGAATAGAGACGACTCCGAACTCCTCGAACTCTATACCGAACACGTAGCAAAACACAATGCTGCTATTGAACGAGCCTTGTTTCCGAATTCGGGGTTCGATATATTCGTTCCAAATGATACCGTGTTTGATGTAGATTTCACTACGAAATTTGTCGATTTAAAAATAAAAGGTGAGATGATTTACTGTGATAAGAGTATGCAGGTTACTTTAGAAACGGATGAGGGTGATTCGGAGACCTTGAATGGTGCATCTTATTCTTGTGGATACTATGTTTATCCTCGGTCGAGTATTTCCAAAACGCCCCTCGTTTTAGCAAATCATGTTGGTATTATCGACTCTGGGTATCGCGGCAATATGATGGCGGCATTGCGCAAATTGCCTCTGCAAAACCAAAATACTTATACTGTGGAAAAGCACACACGCCTCTTCCAAATCTGCCATCCGTCTCTTTGCCCCGTATTTGTGGTGCTAGTGTCTGAATCGGAATTGAATTCGTCGGAGAGAGGCGAGGGGGGGTTTGGTTCTACTGGGGCGGTGGGAGTCGCCAAATAAATTGCGTCGTGTGAATGGTAAATACATATTTTCTTGTGGATTAGATAATATGTATGTATTTTATGTAATGGATGTGAAGTTGATTTATACATCAACAAATCGATCATCGACGAATCAACCAAAAGCATTTGCATTTGATTTGGATGAAACGCTCGGGTCTTTTTCCGATTTTTATTCGATATGGGCGCGATTGGAGCCGAATATGAAAACGCAGGCGGTATTCAATGATATAATGAATTTGTATCCGGAATTTTTGCGGGTTGGTATCCTCTCGATTTTGCGCTACATACGAGGCAAACAAGAATCGGGACATTGTTTGCCGATTTACATTTACACAAACAATCAATGTGAAGATGTGAATTGGATATATCGGTTGATGGATTATTTGGAGTCTTGTGTATTGTCTTATGATGCATCAAACGGCGCATTCTCAGCAAAATTATTTGCTAGACCAATATGTGCTTTTAAAATCGGGGGAAGGAGAGTGGAACCCTGCCGGACCACTCACGAAAAAACATACGGCGATTTTGTTCGGTGTTCAATGCTATCCACGTCTCATGAGTTGTGTTTTGTAGACGATGTATATTACAAAAAAATGAAACACAAACGTGTTTTTTATATCCAACCTCCGCCGTATGTTCATTCGGTTCCTTATCGAGAGGTGATTCGGCGATTCTTGACATCCGATGTTTATAAGAAGTTATACCAAGAACGCAGCATACATTTTTCGAATGCCATATGCGACGAAGCCGACGGAAATAAACAAGAAGACCACGAAGAACGCAAAATCACAAATAAAATAATGTATCATATTCGCGAGTTTTTTCTGGTAGGAACGAGAAAGAACTCTACTAAAAAGCGAAAACCGAAATTCGGTAATTTTACTCGGAGAAGATAATGCGCGAGCTCCTGTCCATTCATTTTTACACGGAATCGGAATGGTTAAGCATTAATATCAATTGTTCTTCGTCTGTTAATTTCTGATATGTATTGCATTTATCAAATCGATATCTTTGGAAATCGCCGGTCATTAATCGGCATAATATATTCGCGCCGAAATCCCCGAATTGTACATCGACCACGACCGCCCCCTTCACCAACTTTTCTGGCATATCGTGTCGTATCCATCGGACATATTTGCCTTTATGTAATAAGTGCAACTCATCGACAAACCGATACCCCGCTAGTTTTTCACAATGACTTTCTGCAATATCTTTGCGGATAGGTAATTGCATAATAGAATCGAAGACATCTTTCGAAATGGATTCAATCGTGTGGTTTTCTAAGAAATCATTTTTCACTGGGTCGAGATTCTTTATGTCGATTTGCGATAATAGTGTCGGGTCGGACCTCGCCTCTCTTATTAGGTCGGAGAATGTATTATTATTCATTTACACCCTTGAACATTTTAAATGGAACTTTTTATATTGTTTCAAAAAAATAAAAGAGGTTCAAGGTTAGGTCTTTTCATACCTGTAGTAAAGTTTGATTATAGCAACTCGGTTTAAGTGCTTGATTAATTGTTTCTCTACATAAATAACTTGGTCTTTCTAATTTATTTATTGCGTTATTTGCTATTCTGTAGATATTAGATGAACCATTACGGTCTCTATTCCACAACCCACAACCGCTCTTACAGCGTAGTAGTCCGTGAATTAACCGTTTCTCATCTTTCTTTTTGTTTGGATGTTGTCTTATTCTAAACTTTTCACATATTCCTCCTTCACAATTAGAACATTTACAACTTGTTCTAAACTCATCAACTAAAAATACATTGTAATTGTTTTTTCTAAATAAGGTTCTCATTCCTTTCCCTAATGTCGGTTCTTTATATTTCATTTGTTTTCTCTGTTCCCAATCACCAATACATATAACTGTATCTTCGTGAGAACCAAATGTTTTCTTGAATTCATTTATCATTTTTTGCTCGTTTCGTTTTGTGTTTATGTATCTACCAAATTTTAATTTACGGAATAATTCTTTCTTGTAAAATCTAAATAAAATATGGTTGATACGGTTTTTTTCCTGTATGTATTCCTTAAACTTCGTAATGTTAAGTGTTTTCTTATTATAATGTGATAATTCTGTTTCATATTCAATAATTGATTTATTATTTATTTTATTGGTTTTCATAGCAAGAATTATATTGTTATATTTTTTCATTTTTGTTTCTTTTCTTCTTTGGTCTTGTGAATAACGAAATACAGTTGCATCTTTTGTTGAACCATCTACACAATAAATCAAATCACATTTACCCGCATCTATACCTATTATTTTCTTGTTTTGTAAAGCAGAATAATCGGATAGTTCATCAATATATAATTCCTTTGCTACTTTCTTTTTCATCATAGGGAGTTTCTTACCAACTAGTTCTTTTTGTAAAAACAAAATAGAAATACCAACACCATCTGTGGAAATCATATGATGGAATGAATAATCTGTTTTGGTAAAACATTTTCTTTCTGTTCTAAAAAAGAAATTCCATATTTTATCTTCATTTTTTTTCAAGTTCCCTTCTGTTTTGTAAAACCCTTTATTCCCTTGTTCTTTTCTCAATAATAAATTAACTAATGTAGTTGTATCTAATCTTATGTATTTTGGTGTAATTTCAGTTCTTAATGGAAACACATTATTAATACTTTCAATTTCAGTTTCAACTTGTTTCATCATATAAACCATGCAAGGCAAGTAATCCATAGGAGAACATTTCAAATCATAGTAAATACTATTTTTTTCAAACTTTTTTTTACAAGGCAAAATGTGTTGTTTTTGTTCTTTAATCCATTTATGGTAATAACTTTTGGAAGTAAAAAATGTTGTGTCTACGTTTAACAAATCATTTTTGATTTTTCTTAATTCATTACAAAGATTTCGTATTCTAGTTTCTCTTTCTGCTTTTGTTTTTCCAAACTTTCTTATTTTTTCTGTAATAAATTTCTTTTTCCAAACTACATTTACATATCGTTCCACATATTCAACATAATGTAATTGAATATTATTTTCATACATCGTAATAACATCTTCTTTCAAATAATCCAACACAGTATTTAACCCAGCGTAATCAATTGGGTCATTTTGCATGAGTGGTAAATAATGTTCCTTATAAAAAGAAGTAAGTTGTTCTTTCATTTCAACAGTTTCTTTCTTTGGAGGTTTTCCTCGTTTTTCTTCTTTATCTCCACAAATTACTTTCATAGAATTATTAATAAGTTCTTTGCTAATAACAGGTAAGGTATGGTTATTGTTTTCATAATAATCAAGTAAGTATAATTTCAAAAACTGTAAAGTATGAATGACTATTTTATTTGCCTTAATAACAGCATCATTAATTTTGGACGTGTTTATTTCAGGATGTTTCAATACACTTTTAAGTGAAGTTTTGATGGATTTGAAAAACTCGGGAGGTTTTCCTTTTAGATTCTGTACTTCGTTATACATTCTATACTATTCCTAAATATTATTATTTTAAATAATTTAACGAATAAATAATATATTGAAATAATATAAATACAAATTGATAATAAAATGTATCAAAATGCCTAATAAAACAACACGTGGAACGAGTGATTTACATATGCCAACCAAACAAAATTGTGATAAAGATAAGAGATACAAAGACCCCTCAATTTTGTAATAAAAATGGAACGCGAGACCAAAGATGCAGTTTAGTGGATAATAAACGTAAGAAATAAACTAAATAAATATTATATAAAGACAAATGAATTACATAATATAACTAAAAATGAGTGAATATGTTATTGAAAAATTAACAGGTCAAGCACGGGTGTGGGAAGGACAATATTGTATTTTTTTATTTAAAATAGATAAATATGGAAATACTCATATAAGTGCTCAAAGTGTAACTTCTGGGCTTGGTGGAACGCAGTTTGGTGCGTTCCATACACAATTAATTATTAATGATAATATACCTATTCCAATTTATTTAATTGAAACAATACACAAATTACTACACCCAGATGCTGAAACAGAGAGACAAGCGTCATATTTTAAAAATGTAATTCAAGTTATAAAACAACTCAAAACCAGTCTAAAAGAATTGTCAGATAATCCACAAAATGCAAAAGATACAAAAACACAATTGGAATTTTCACTTAATAAAAATGAACTACTTGAAAAACAATTAACAGAAATGGAAAATAAGATTAAAAATATTCAAACTGCTTATTTTGACACATTAAAAGATAATGAAAAATTAAAGGAAGAAATAAATAGATTAAAAGAAAAAAATACAAATATAGAAAATGAATTGAAAAACAAAAAGGATACGGTTTATGTAAATGTTCCAGTTGAAAATCCAAAACCAAGAAGTTTAAGGGATGCGTTCCATAATCCTGGCGGTGCTACAATTTATACAAAATCAAATGCTGCAAATAGAATGGTATATAATGAGGATACTGAACTATGGGAACCCGAGGAAAATTAGATTTGTGTAAATGTATAAATATGTGTTCTAATATATTTTCCGTTTTCCGTAAATTGAAAATCTTTACTTTCTAATATATATTTTGTTTTTGTAAATTGTTTTATTATTGACAACCAAGGTCTTTTAATTTTTTCTGGTTCTCCAACTGATTTTATTCCATTAAACGAGAACCATTTTCTTATTTCTGGTATTAATTCCATTATTTTTTGTTGTATTTCAACATTTTTATCTAATTCATAAAGCGTATATGTATTTTTATGTTCCAAATCTAAAATAATAATAATCTTATTAATTATTTCTTCCTGTTCTTTTTTGTATAATTCACTTTTTAACCTCATAATATACTTATTATATGAAAATTTTAAGTATATTATTCTTTATATTTTTTCGGTTTGCATTTTCGGGTAGATGGGTTTTTATTATATTCTAAACTTTCTTTTGTTTTGTAAGCGTAATCAAAATAATTCTTGTAATTTTCTGGTTTTACTTTTTCAATTGCCTTTTCTATATTTTTATCCAAACCTTCAAAAGTATATACATCTCTATTCTTTTTGATATATGTTTTTATTTGGTTAAACCACATTTCAATTGCGTTTGTTTTAGGTGTATAAGGAACTGAAAATAAATATTTATTACCACTTTTTAGTATTGTTTCTTTTACCATATCATTATTATGACTTTTTGCATTATCTAATATTATCAAATGGTCTTTATATTTTGGAAATATTTGAGTTTCTAAAAATTCTACCATTCGTTCTTTTGTTGTTCCACCTTTTTCATAAAATAGTTTTCCAATGCATTTATTATTGTTTATTGCTACTAACAAAGTAAAACTACGAAATACAAAATTATTATTACTTTTTATTACACAACGCTTACCAATATAACACCTACTGTATGATGGTTTCAAATGAGAACCAATACTTGTTTCATCCAAAGAAATAATTTTATCTAATGGATATTTACTTACTTCATTATAGAAGTCTTCTAATTCCTTATGTTTATCAGTAGGTTTCTTATGTCTTTCTTTAGGGAAGTGTTGATGTCTTGTTCTTTTCCTAGTTCTATTATTTGTTCTAATAATCCTACCTAAATGTTGCCGAGTAATATTGAAGGTAGGATACTTTTGTTTCATAACAAATAATAATTCATCCATAGTAAGTTGTTCGTTTTTATCTACAATTTTCAAAGCAGTTTTAACTTGTTCTTTTCTAACTTTGTAAGATATTGATTTTCTTGGTTTTCTTTGTAAATTCTTTTTAGTTTTGTATATTTTTATCCATCTATGCAATGAAGGTTTTTTACAATTAAATATTTTACAAGTATTGTCCATAGTATCATTATTATTCAAATAATAATTTACTGCTGTAACTTTATAATCATCTCCTTTTTGTTTCATATTATAATTATATTATAAAAAACAAAATATTGTTCCATTTAAAATGTTCAAGGGTGTATATGAAATACGGCGCTCGTTTTTATATTATATATAAAAAAGAGCATTCTCACTACGAAATTCGTTTGCACGGAGAATGAATTACACAACCGGACCACCAGGGCGTTGATTTATCGTTTTATTTTCTGTGCTCGCTTTGGACTGAGAATATTCCGGATTTACATTGATACTGTAATACGCACATTTATCATCCGCCGCACATTTCGATAGGATTTCACTCGACAAATACTAGGTTATAGATACGCAGTGACGGAGTTAGCGAGGAACGAGCTAACGTAGTTGAATTATCTTTTCACTTCCGTTATGTCTTCGCATTCGCTGCGCTTAAGGAATTGCCCCAAACTCCGTGAATTGCAAAGCGCTACGCATCTGTTTCGTGGGAGAATTCAGATTCTTAATCATATTTTGCATTTTGAATATCACCCCTCCCCAATTATATAACCGGTGGATTTGGACGATAATTCGATGTTTTACGAACAGTACTGGCTTTACAGTGTGTGTAGTTCGGGTCCAAATAAATCGAATAAGAGCAATTCCCATTTCCACATTTGGATATAAAATCTTCTGCAAAATATTGAAAGGCCAATGCTGGAAACATCTTTAAAAACCCCGATAGTTCATTGTATAATATCAACTCATTTTTCGGGTCGTTTAATTTAAATGTTTCCGAGTAAATACTTATAGCATCTGCAATGTCGTGCATCATTCGTATTCTATTCTCCATATTGGAGTATGTATTATTTCCTGCAATAATTGCATCCACTTCCTCTTTGTAAAAGTAAGATATGACGATTATGTGATGTTGAGAAATAATAGACTGCAGTCCATTATACGATTGAGCGCCCGTACATAACATATATGCTTGTTGCATCGAATCTATCGCATTACAATAGTCAATTGCGTTGAATAGAGACCGAGTCTGTATATCATACATTGAATGGGAAAAATTGCTGCCGCTGCTGTAATTAAACAATGAAATCACAAGTGAATGGCAAAATTCGGCAGGTAATTCAGATGAGTTTGGAGCGGAGCAATTTGCCAAGGGTAGTTTTGAATCGGACGAATAGGTGATTAATGTAAACTTGTAGTTAATAAAGTAGTCGATGATGTTATTTACTATTTCGACCCCTTCTGGCGTGTTATATGTCGATCCGATTGTTTGCATATCGTTCAAGAATACGATTAACGGCGTCAATCCGGTTGCTGAAAAGTTCGCACCAAATTGCGTTAATTTGTCGAGGAATAGGTCAAAGTGTTTATCGTAGTATATTCCGAATTCTGTGATTTTTTTCAGAAATGTAGTGACATCGGCATAACTGGTTACCTTGACCGCAGCAAGTTTATCCAATACGCGATACCAATCCGGTATGAACTGTGCACGAAAACCCTTCATTAATTTTATAAAATCGAGTAAATTGCTGTTTGTAATTTGCAGTTTAACCATCGCAGCAACAAAAGTGATGATGTTCGTCCATATTGTTTTGCTGGGGTCGATTTGAGAGACATTATTGTCGATTAACAGTTGTTCTAAATCACGCAATGAACCGTCGGAATAGGAAGTAATGCCAAATGATTTCAGTGTATTTGCGTCGGATTGACTGATTGTTTCGGCTCCTTCATATACTGCCGCATTACCAGCAATAAACTGCAATAATTGTTGGACGCCTTTCTCGAATGTGGTATATATCTGTGCAAACAACGGGACCACCTCTTCCTCTCTATCATTCAAGTTCATTGCGGTGAAACCTGATTTTTGTGGTACAGTTGTCATCGTCGGTTGAATCGTGTTGTATGTCGATATTAATTTGGAGTATGTCATTCCAATTGCAATATCGCGTTGTATATCGGACATTTTATATACCCCACCAATCAATACATTTTTCATAAAATCGAGGAAATCGCCGCTACTTGGTGAGAAGAATTTTGGCGTATCTGATTTCAGAGGAGAATTTTGCGTATAGTATGTCTCTATTTCTGCAAACCATTTCGCCAAAGTATCCACATTTACCGGATTATCTAGTGTTACATCCGTTCCGACATAGGCAATAGTGGAGTAATATGTTTTGAATCCATTCCATAATTCTACAATATTGTTTTTATCATATCCGACTTTCGGTTGCAATATATTCGTCAGTTTTATGTAGTCATTGAATGTCATATTGAGGTTTTGTGGATTCAAAATCATGTTTAATCGTTCAAATGCCTGTATTAAATTTCCAGGTACAACCGCAGAAATAATGTATATTGTTTGATTCAGATTATAAGGCGACATATTGATTTTCAATGCCGAATAAATGCCGTAAATTTTATCGAAAAACTCTTGTGCATTGACTCTTTTATTTCTGAATTCTTCGAAAAATCGGTCAATGTTGTATTTTTTGGTAGCGGGGTCCATTCCCATCGTCGGTATATTTACACTGGAAATGGAATACATCATTTCCATAACGCAACTGGACGAGTTCGAGTTGGTAGGAAACAATGGAATGGACAAATTATGCAAATTATGTGTTTTAACCATAGACACGAATCGTCCATCTTTATTGTTGCGTATGAACTCGGTTACGGATGTCAGCCCGTATTTTGAAAAATAAGTGTTTATCAAGGTGGTTATTTCGACAATGTCATTGTTTTTTGGATTCAGATTTTTGTTGATAATGTCTAAGAATGTAGTGGTTGCATTATAACTGTCGATGCCGAACTTTTGCAGTGTGGTAATGTATTGTCTCATTTCACCGAGTGTTTGTCCTTTCGATGTGAATGTATTGGTAAATTTCAGATAATCAGAAGATTCCAATTTATACCCAGTGCTGTTTATGGTATCGACTATATTGTTTGTTACGGAGTATTTGTTATTTGCCAATTTTATTTTGTCGCTGGTTTCTAATCCTTCAATGGTAGTAAATTGCTGTAATTGTGGGCTATTATTCAAAGTTTGTTCTGCGGTAATATATTGGTCGTCTTTGATTCCTTTATCCACTAGTTGTTTTATGAAATTGTCATAATCCGCAAATCTAAATTGATTTTCATCTGAGAAATTAGGGATATTCACATCATATGTATATAGTGTTGGAAATGGTATTGTAATCCATTGTGTAATATGACGCGTATCAAAAGACAATCTTGGTTCGTTTGTGTATCTTGTTTCATACTCTATTTTGAATTTTCTAATCCTAGCCGGAAATCTATATGATACCCTCTCCATTCTCCAAACCGGTAATCTATATGGAACCGATATTTGTCTGCGATGAGTTACCATGCGAATCGCAGTATATTTATTGAGGGTCCAGTTATTGGTTGTTTCAACTCGTACATTGAAAGGAACGCCGATTTTATTCACTAATATATCAATATGCTGTTTCCAATCATCGACTTTATAACCGTGTTTTGTGCAAACTTTTTTCATTGACTCTAGTTCCGGCCATCGATTTAGGTCGCTCGGTACATTGTAATTGTCTAATCCCGAATATTCTGTTTGCGTTTTGTAAGTACCGCGGCCGATAACCAACCCTTCCGTTCCTATCTTAGTGGATAGCAATTGTATTGCGACTATCATAATAATGAATAAAATAAAAATAATGAAAATGTTATAGTTGTAACTAGTATTCATAATTATATACTATAAAGTCTCAATTTATTTGCATTCATTCTTCGATAACCAAGTATAAATGTTATTTGCTGGTAAATAGTTATAATATGCGAGTTGCCAATTATGAATATTCTGAAAAAATAGGACAAGGTGCATTTGGTGAAATATACAAGGGGCAAAATGTGAGGACTGGTGAAATGGTGGTGGTGAAGATGGAACCTCTCAATACCAATGCAAAATTCTCTACATTAAAACACGAGTCTAGTATTCTAAATATACTCTATTCGAAACATTGCAGAAACATTCCGTCGACTTATTGGTATGGTGTGATCGATGGCGACCCGATAAGTTATCGAGTATTGGTAATGCCGTTTTATGAAGAGTCGCTCGAACATATACCGGTCAAAAGCGCCCAAATGGCATCCAATATAATGCGGTCGGCGATATCTATTCTAAATCACATACATGATAAATATGTCGTTCATCGCGATATTAAACCGGCAAACTTTATGATTCACAATAATGAACTGGTATTGATCGACTTTGGACTCGCCGCGTTTTATGTCGATTCTTGCGAAAAACATATCGCGCCAGCAGCAACAGCCCTAAAAAAACGGCATATTATTGGAACCCCGAAATATGCGAGTTGGAATGTGCATTGTGGAGAGGAATATAGTCGCCGAGACGATTTGATGTCGATTGTTTATATTGGTCTATTTTTATTGTATGGCAAAGCACATTTATGGACCGATTACCACCTCAATCCAACCCAGGATGTGGCAACGACAGACCAGTGTCTATTGACACACCCTCGGAATCAATGGTTTCGCGAAAAGAAAGAACTCGCCAACATTATAAATATGTCCTCTCAATGGCCCGCACTACAATTGTTTGCTACAAATGTATATGCTTTGTCCTTTCAAGAACGCCCCTCTTACAAAAGCTATATAGAATTATTTGCAAAAACTATATAAACGCGTATGCTCGGTAATGAAGCATATTGGTCCGAGCACAACAACTAAATTGAAATGAGCTGCGAAAACAACACACGCATTACTGGAAAAGTAAAATGGTTTAATAATAAGGCTGGATTCGGATTTGTCACTGCGGTGGAAGGCGAATTGAAGGATAATGATGTATTTGTTCATTATTCGTCTATCAATGTCCCGGAAGAACAATACAAGTATTTAGTGCAGGGTGAATATGTTGATTTCGAACTCACTAAATCGGACAAAAACGGACACGAATTCCACGCAATCAATATTTCTGGGGTAAAAGGTGGCAGTTTAATGTGTGAAACACGCAGACAATCTACGGAAAGCCGTCCATACAAACCCCGTGTTTACAAGACCCCCGATGAACGAGAACCAGTGAGTGTTGGAGGCGGTTCCTCTTCTTCTTCTTCCGAACCGAAAAAGAAGTATTCCAAACGCGCTTCTACCAAGGAATCGGACGGTTTCACTAAGATTCCTGTGCGCCGCCCAAGAACCCCTGCCGCAGCAACCAAGTAAATTGCAAAAAAATCGACATACGACGACTCGCTTATATAAGCACAATAATTCAAATAAAAATGAATATGCGACAAAAATAGTTTAAAGGATATACTTTACACTATCTAACACGATAGATTAGAGATTATAGAAAAATAGAGAATGGATTCTTTACATTTAAACGCCACATCGACTACTAGTTTTATTCCTCCTAGCGAAGAAATACAACGGCTGTTTGTTTTTGACCAAAACAAATCTGCGGATAATTCTTCTAAGCCCAATCCGTGGATTTCAGAGGAATATTCATTTACGGAAGAAGAGTTTGCGAAAATGCCTTCTACATTGATGAAGATTGTTAGAAGAACAGACGAATTATTAGCGCAAACCGAGTCCGTGAGAAAGTCCGCGATAGAGACAAACAATGAAGTGAAAAGCATTCATACACTTCTTATCCGATATGCAAAAAAGACATTGAAAGATTCAGAAAAACCGGAAACGAATATTGAGACGAATGTGGAAAAAAAGACACAAAGGGGGTTTAGAAGACAGTGTCACATAAGTAAGGAATTATGCGAGTTTATGGGGTTGCAACCCGGTTCCACTTCCTCTCGGGTAGAGGTGAATCAAGTGATTAATAGTTATATAAAAGCGAGGGAGTTGAGAGAAAAGGATACTATTTTACCGGATGAAAAACTATGGGCGCTGTTGAGTGCAGATGCAAAGGGTAATAAAATAACATATTTTAGTATCCAAAAATATATTAAACACCATTACATTAAACCGGCGAATAATTAAAATGGAACATTTCAAGTTATTGTTACCACATATCACTAATAATTTGAAATGTTTTGTTATGATTGTATGACGCAATAATTTGCTGTTTTCTATTTGCTGGTGTATGGATTTTTATTTATGTATTGTGGTTTTGATAATGGAATCGGGATAGGTGGGGATCTGTTGGAATGTTCGTTGTATGTATTGTTGCTATTGCACTCTGGTGACTGTTTGTGTGATGTTGTTTGTTGTGGTGGTGGTTGTTGTTCTTCTTGCTCATTTTCGATAAAGACAAAGATACTGCCCTCCGTGACAGAGGGAGAAATCGAATTCCATATTGTCCTCTAATGTGAGTGCATTTTTGCAGTTCGGATGTTTTTTCGAAAGATGAGAAGAAGACCAATTCATAATATACTTAGTATATGTTATGAATAGAATATGTCTGGATATTTATGTGTTTTGGTTCTCGATTGTATCAATGATTTCAGAAGGGTAATTCATCGTCTTTAATATGGCAATTCCGCCTTCCAAGGTAGAAATCCCCTTGCACATTCTATATGTATAAATAAAATTGCCGGCGTCGTCCGTTTCCACCTCCATTTTGTGGTTTTTCACTACACTCGACTTGCTGAATTTGCGGCATACATTTACATAATGGGTCGTCAGCATAAATCGGACATTCGGTTTCTTCGATAAATAGTTGAGAAGAGAATGTGCGGATTTTGCGGCTTCGGTGGGGTTTGTCCCAGAATATAATTCATCAAAAATGGTAAAGTGCGTTTCCTCCGCTGGAGCATCGCGAATCTTGTCCAATATTTCTTTGCATCTTCTCGATTCGGCTTGGAACAAACTGTCGCGACCAGAGGTGTCCGGAATATTCAAATACGAATGGATATGATGATACGGCGCCAATTCCGCGGAATCATAGAACCCGAATCCAAACTGTTGAGAAAATATGATATTTAATGCAGTCGATTTAAGGGTGGTTGTCTTTCCACTGGCATTCACACCCGTGATGATTATATTTGTTCCTAAATCAACGGTATTTTGTACGCGATTCTGTTGGTGTTTATGTGGCGGATAATATTGATTATGGAATATATTGCTGCATTTTGTGTCCGGTCCCGGTTCTAACGTATCATCGGAGATAGATGTATTTTGGTCTTTTTCCGATTTACTGCTGCAGATGGAATCGGATTCTTTGTCTTCCGCTTCCACTTCCATAATAAGTGGAGAGGAAGATGAATAGAAACTGGTTTTTCCTAAAAAGCCCATTTTGTATCCTCTCGCCACTCCCCGCAAAATATCCATATATCCTTCGAACCCGACACTATATCTCAAAGCAGCCTCGAAATCCATACACGAATAGAGTTGGTAATAGCAATCAAACATATGTCCCAACTCCGATATCTTTTTCAGCGTCCATCCATAGGGAGTCAAACTGCATCCTATCTTTTCTTTAAGCGCTTGCAATACTAATTTGTGGCTATGCACATCTTGACAGAAATCGCTATAAAATGGTAAATCCGCGTTGGTTTTTACGAAATGACTCATCGACCCAATCACCGTATTCAAATAGTCGCAGATAAACAGCAGATTCTCATTCATTCGTTTGATTGCGGCGTGGTATTTGATACAAGAGGTGATTTGCGTGTATGTTTGCATTATGTACATTCCACCAATGACGAGGATATACAGTCCGTTTTCCAGATTCCATTCGCGGATATGGAGAATCCGGCCGATGAAATGTGTTTTGCTTATATCGCGAAGGGTTTGCAAATATATGTCGAAGGTGATTGGGACATTCCATATTTTCAGGAGGACGAACGGCATCAGCATTAATATGAGAGGTAGAAGGAGTCCATAGAGGGGGGAAACCAGGTTCATAATGGAATACGCATTTAGGAATGGACGCGATTTATTGAAATCCTCTAAAATGACAAACTCCATATAGGAATGGCGTTCGAGAAACGATTTGTCTTCTTTGATTTCTTTCCAGACTTCAATGAACCTCTCCGTCTTTTCTTTGGAGAGGAGAGGAGGAGGGACATCGTCATCATTAGTCGCACGCTCAACCACTTTCTGGGTATCTCTTAAGAACTCAATATTGGTGGTATATCGTTTTGCCATTTCTGGAATGAGTAATTTGCCGAAATCGTTGGACGGTTCTGCAAAATATTCGTACATTGGGGATTGGTCTGTATTCGACGGATCGACCAATTCAATGAGTTCCAAATCGTCCGCTACATTTTTCGGAATATTGGTTTGCTGCGACTTTTCTAAATACTCAATCGGCAACAAGAACCCGGCATATAATTTGTCAGAAATCGGAGGGTGTGGAATCGGCACAAATCCTAACATTTCATTGAATGAGTCGATAATACTGGCAGGTTTTTGGATAGGACATTCTGATTCAGATGCGAGTGTTGATGACATAATATATTCGTGGTGTGATTATATTATATGAAATACTAAATAAGATACTATGCTAACGAGATAACAGAATCATTGAAACTCCACATCCGCCCCCATTTCTTCAATATTTATTTTATAGTGTGACTCGATGGTCTTCATTTGGCGAATATCTTGCTTCGTGACAAAATTCACAGCAATACCTCTTCTGCCCCAACGACCACTTCTACCAATTCTATGCAAATATACATCTACTGACCTGGGAATATCGAAGTTAATGACAGTTTTCACTTGCTGCACATCGATGCCTCTCGCCGTTATATTCGACGAAATCAACATCCGATATTTGCCATAGCGGAATTGTTCGATTGCCTCGCTCCTCTCCACTTTCGTCATTTCACGATGAATACAACAGACCGCGAATCCTTCTTTCGTCATCATTTCATGCAAATCTTTCACTCGCCGCACATCATTCGCATAAATGATTGCCTGAGAAACGGTCAGTCTCGCGAACAAATCTTTCAGACATTCGAACTTATCATAATCGTTGTGCATTGCAATATAATATTGCTTAATGCCGTCCAGATTTAATTCTTGGGGTTGCATTGTGATTTTCACCGGGTCGCGCATAAATCGCTCGGTCAATTGGAGAATGGCGGGAGGCATTGTCGCACTGAATAATGCGATTTGGACGCTCGACGGCAATTGCTGGAATATGTTGTATATTTGGTCTTTGAATCCGATAGACAACATCTCGTCCGCCTCGTCCAATACACAAATCTTGACATCGCGGGTGTATAATGCTCTGCGTTTTATCATATCAAACACTCGACCAGTACATCCGACCACGACATGAGGCACATTGTTTCGCAACTCTTGTATTTCATCCATCACCGATGTTCCTCCCACCATTTTGTGTATAACGATTCCTTCCATATGACTCGTCAATCCGTCAAACACACTGCATATTTGTGTAACTAACTCGTGGGTGGGGGCTAAAATAACGGCCTGGGTTGCCCGTTTGGATAAATCTATACGGGAAAGAGTCCCAATCGTGAATGCGCCGGTTTTCCCCGTTCCGGATTGTGCTTGTGCAATTAAATCTCGCCCCGTTTTCATTGGAGGTATCGCTTTTCTTTGGATTTCACTGGGCGTTTCAAATCCGTGTGTATAGATGGAACGCAAAATATCTGGATATAGCTGCAAATCATCCCAGGTTTTTTCTTCTGGTATATCGGACGAGGGTTGTTCTTCTTTGTCTATTATATTCGAATTTTCCATAGTATAATCACTCATTTTATTAGCTGAATTCGAACTTATTATAAAACTATATCCTTTATATGTTTAAGTGCATTTTTGCAAATATATTTTTGCTGGATTCCTGTCCTCTCCATTTGTTCATTGAACCATTCATTTATTCGCAGAAAAATTGATTGAAAATTCGTGCGAATGGATATAAAGATATTTATGCTACTTTATATAGTCGAAAATTCTTTGTAACAATTCCAACTCAAATTAATAGAAATGCCGTATTTTAAAGTCGACGAATTAATGAACTTATCGTTTAGTGGTAAATCAGCGTTTATTTTGCCTGAATCTATAAAAACGATGTTAGTGGAATTAGAATCTTGCTTGGAAATCACGGATGCTGTCGCAGATGCACCGGAAAAAAAAGAATACAAATCATATGATTCTCGCCGCGGTGGCGGTGGTTCAACATTGAACGGGGGAGAATCGACAGTGAAATACCGCAATCGATATGATTTTGACACGCCGATTTCGAGAGGAGGAGGAGGAGGAGGCAGCGGAGATCGCGACAACAGAGACAAGAAGAAACGCGATTTTAGACCAACGCATAATAATAGTAACCATAATAATACCAACGCAAGTAGAGACGACCCTGCAGTGGATAAAGAATGGGAGATGATGCGTGCATTCAAGGCGACGAAAATCGAATCAAAAACAGGTATTGAGAAGACGGTAAATGATTTGCGTATAGCTCTGAACAAAATTAGTGCAGCAAATTATGAAAAACAACGAGACGCCATATTGACATTAGTGAATGGATATTTCGATGCGAAGGACGACCAGACGGACGCAAACACTCGCCGCATATCCAAATCCATATTTGATATTGCAAGCACGAACAAGTTCTATTCTGAAATGTATGCAAAATTGTATAAAGAGTTGGTCGATACGCACCCGGTTTTCCTCGAATTGTTGGGAGAAATGATTGAGGGGTTTATGGAAATGGATTCAATCCCGATGTATGTGGATCCGGATTCCGATTATGACGGATTTTGTGCATATTCAAAGGCGTGTGATATTCGCAAATCCACTAGCACCTTTATTGTAAATTGTTTGAAGTTTGAACTCCTCTCCTCCTCTTGTGTAGCGAATGTATTGTCGAAATTCGTGGAATATGTGGAGAATAAGAGGACGGAGCAAGGGTTTTCAAAATCGGTCGAGGAAGTAGTGGAGAATATTTATATTATTACGACTCTCTGTGCACAGGAATTATCGAAAACCGAAAAATGGAATGAATATATTATGCCGCGCATTCGGCAATTTGTATCTGAAAAGGGGAATGCATTGCCTAGTATGAGCAACCGCGCCGTATTTAAGTTTATGGACTTGTTGGAGAAGATCCAGTAATTCCTCGAACAACCGCTACCACTACATCTACGATTTCGCTTCGCTTAAGGCGTTCTTCGCAAACAATTTATTTCACCCACACACTCTCTTATTTATTTTGCATTGATTCATTCATAATTTGGTAAATAATGCGCCTTCATTATCTCGAGAATTTGTATAATTAACGATATAATGACAACAGTTTCCATTATTAATCCAGAAGTCACTTATAGGGAATCCAAGACAATCGACGAAGAAGATATCGGTTATATTTCACAGGTATATGAACTCGACACAGAAGCAGGTAATCATATTGCAGTTGTCATTGGAAAACCAAAATACATTTATACCGATAAAAATATCATTTTTTTCCCGATGTATGCTGTTCGTCGGTCAAAAGTGAGATCACAAATCGGAGTATTTGAAGTGAAATCGACGCAACTCCTCAATGTCTATAAGAACGGCGAGCTCGATGTGAGTCGTTTGTCTCCGCCTCTCTATTATTCATTTGCTAAACCGGATTATTTAGTAAAACTCGAAGCGGATCCGCAATTATTCAAAGACCAACCTCTAACACCTTCGCCGAAACAGCCGGAGAAAACATCTATATTGGCACAGACTCGAGAGGAAGACCATTTGTCTCTCCGAACCGACAAAACAGTCTTATCCAGAACGCATTTAGAAGCAACCGAAATATTGAAAGAAGGTATTTTCGAAACAACTGAAGGATTCAAACCGAAAGATCCTCTCGACGAAGAAACAAAAGAAGTCGCGGACCAACAGAGGACGGAATACAAGGCATCATCGAAAGACACTTGGATAGAAAAATATATGCGAAACAACCAATACCGGATTCACGAGGTGGAATCAAATGGTGACTGTTTTTTTGCAGTTATCCGAGACGCATTTGCAGATATTGGAAAACGCACAACCGTTGATAAATTGCGTGCCATTTTAGCCGCCGAAATGACGGACGATATTTTCCACGAATACCGCAAAGTATATTTGTCCTTTTTAGACGAAATCCAGTCATTGAATCGCGACTTGTCTGCCGTAGAAAAATCCTTGAAAGAGTTTCAAAAACGTGTCAAACAAATCACGGATAAGACGACCGCGGATGCAAAAGAACTGATTCGACAGTCGCGCGAATTGGAGCAGGAAAAGAAGTTCATCAAGACCAAGATAGAAGAGGCGGAAGAAAACAAGCGAATATACACCGGCAATATTGGAACGGTGGATACACTGGAGAAGATGAGGCAATATATCAAGACTTCTTCTTATTGGGCGGATACTTGGGCGATTTCCGCTCTCGAACGCGTACTCAATATAAAACTCGTTCTGTTTTCACAACAGGCGTTTGAACCGGCCGAGGGAGCACCGGATTTAGACGGTGTTATTTTATGCAGCGAAGTCAGCAAAGAATTACAGGAGAGGCAGACATTCGCACCGGACTACTATATTCTTGCTAGTTACAGCGGCGACCACTATCGACTGATTTCTTACAAATCCCGCAAAATATTCCAATTTAGAGAGGTCCCATATGATGTGAAAATATTGATATTGAATAGATGTTTGGAGAGGGCATCGGGCGCATATTATATGATTCAGGATTTCCGCAATTTCAAAACGAAATTCGGCATTGACGAAGACGAAGGTGCTCCTCTCAACTATGAAGAAATAGAAGGGTTCGGAGAACTGTTTCAAACGGCCGCGGTGTTTGTGTTTTGTTCGAATTCGGACCCGAAGATGAAACCTGGCGAAGGAACCGGCGAGAAAATATCATCTGCCGAAAAATCGAAATATGCAAAATTAAACACGAAATACAATAGTTGGCGCAAAAAACTGGACGATGACTGGGATAAGACCCCGATTATCATCGACGGACATAAATGGACCTCTGTAACACATTATATGCAGGGAGTCCAATATAAGAAAACACATCCAGATGTATATTTTATGTTTAGTCTGGATTCCGACCCAGAATCTACTCTAGCAAAGAGTGTAAAAACCGCAAAATCGTTCAAGGGAATAGTGAAAGAAGTGGAAGAAGAAACGCAAAATCCTTTGCCTCCTCTTCAAGATAAGAAAAAACCGAAAGCGGCAAAAAAGAAAGTCAATGTGATCGCCCCCGATTTAGATTTCGACGAGAACCGACGAGAGGAAGAGAGGTCGAAAGCATTGAAAGCGAAATTCCACGATAATGAGACAATGCGAATGTTATTGAAATCAACCAGCGATGCATTATTAATACATAGATGCGGTTCCGGCGAACCAGCTGTCCCCGACTTGGAATTAATGCGAACAAGAAGCAGCATAAGAGAATAATGACACCATCCTCTCGTTCCTTTATCGTTCCTTTATCGTTCCTTTATCGTTCCTTTATCGTTCCTTTATCG